ATGGCCAAGTTTTCGATATGTATAAGAAGTAAGAGGAGTGACGGATTTTACCCCGTATACATCCGTGTGTTTCATAACAAAAGTACGCAATATATAAAGACTGGATTTCTGGTAAACGAAAAAGGGATCCGGACGGTCTATGACAAAGACGGGAAAAAGACGCTTGAAGTCTCGGACAAGCGAGTAGTTAAAGAATGCCTGTTAAGGATCGATCAATACGTGAACAAAATAAACAGTTCCGTACAAACAAATTTGATGAGTAGTAGAGACCTTGTTTCCATGCTTGACAACAATGACCGATACCTTTCGTTCACGGACTACACGATGAAGTATATCGGAATGCTGATCAATCAGAACCGCGACAACTCTACAAGAAACTTCAAAACCATGCTCCGAAGCATACAGAACTACATGGGAAAGCAAAACATCCTCTTCAATGACCTTACAAGTATGGTCGTACAGGGATGGATCAATTCGATGATGGGAAGCAAAAGGAAGTGCAGCCTGTACCCAAGCCTGATGCGCGCCGTTTTTAATAGCGGAGTAAGAGAGCTGAACGATTATGATTACAACATCATCCGCATCCATACCAACCCCTTCATGCGCGTAAAAATACCCAGAGAGGAGTTGCCGGAAAAGAGAAGCGTGGACATCGACACGTTAAGGCAGTATTTTGACGCGCCAACCTCTCCCGAAGAAGAACAGACCCTCGCCTTTGCAAAAGACGTATGCCTCATGCTGTTCTGTCTTGCCGGGATAAATGCAGCCGATCTCTACGATCTGAAAAAAACGTCGCTGAAAAAAGACTGGACGCTTTGCTACAATCGAAAGAAAACGCGTGGGCGGAGCAGCACCCGATCATACACCGAGATAAACATACCGGAGCGCATACGGCCCCTATTCGAAAAGTACGAGGGGAAAAAGGAACACCTGCTATACTTCTCGAAAAGATATTCCGATTCAAACAACTTCTATAAGGCCGTAAATAAGTGGAACGCAATCCTCTGCGATCGTGCAAAGATAGATCGGCTCACAACCTATTCTTTCCGGCACAGCTGGGCCACGATTGCCCAAAACAATTGCGGTGCAAGCATCGAGCAGGTGGCCATGGCCCTCGTTCACGCATCGGATCATAAAATTACAGAGCGTTACATACGCAAAGACTATACCAAAATCGACGAACTGAATCAGAAAGTGATGGAAAAAGTTTTCGGCGAAGAATAAAAAAACGGAGAAATTTTTGCGTTTCGGAAAAACGCATTATATTTGCAGTCGAATATCAAAAAAGTACTAAAAAGACAGCCGAGTTTTTTAGTACTCATTTTTGCATACTTATGCAAACGTGAAAAGCCGATCTTAAAGCGCTATCTCTGACGCAATTGCAGTGTCCTTAAAAACATTTAAGGACATGACAACAGTTAAAGTTTCAAAAAACGAACTTGCGAAATTAGTTCGCACGGCCGGACGAATCACCCCGGCAAAATCAACAACTCCTATCCTGACCATGTTTCTGGTGCAGGTCAAGGACAGTGTATTAACCCTCACATCAGCATCCGAACTCGGACGGGTATCATCATCCACGCAGGTCGACGCAAGCGAAGACTTTGCTATCTGTATCGACGCGAAGATGATTACGGATATGCTGTCATCGATCCCCGAGCAGCCGCTCATCATCGAGATAAACGCGATGGCGGTGAAGATCGGATACCATGGCGGACATTTTACCCTCGTTGGTTCCGACCCGAATCTTTTCCCGACGCCACGCGAGTTAGAGAAGAGAGAAGAGTCCACGTACACCTGCGCGGACATGCTTCGCGGATTAAACGCCGTATCCTTCTGTGCAACCACGGACGACCTCCGGCCAGCGCTAAGCTCCGTACGTGTTGAGTCCGGAGAAGGAGTGACGCAGTTTGTCTCCACAGACGGACAGTTTATGGGATTGTACACAAACAATCAGTCCGACATAAACATGTCGTTCACCTTACCTATTCAAGCTGCCAAAATTCTATCGAATATTCTACCCGAAGACGACACGGAAATCCATGTCGTAAATTTCGGCCGGAATATCCGATTCACTTTCGGACAGACCACCTTCCAGTGCCTGCTCGTCGAAGACAGATACCCCAACTGGAAGTCGGTATTCCCAAACAACAATCTTTCAATGAAAGTCGACTCCGCATCCATCAAAGCCGCCATTTCGCGCGTTGGAGCGTCCGCAAACGTTGCCGGTCTTGCCGTGCTCGACATCACGCCGGAGAAACTTACCGTTTCGTGCGAGAATATCGATTACTCGACTTCGGCAAAAGAAGAAGTAAAGTGTACATCCGACACGCAGGAGTTTACGATCGGAGTAAATCATCAGAAGCTCGGTCTTATTCTGTCGCACATGAAAGACGAGTGTACGATCGCATTTTCGGCTCCGGATAAGGCGATGACCATTTCTTGCGACGAAGCGAAATTGTATTTATTAATGCCTATGCTCGTAAGCAGATGAAGCGTTACTATATAGGCATAGACCCCGACCTCGAACGTTCCGGATTTGCCGTTGTCGACAGAGAAGAGAAGCGCATCGTCGATGCGTGCAATCTCGGACTGTTCGAACTGATCGATAAATGCCGTGCATGGTCTGCGCAGACGGATGGAAACGTCCTTGTCTGCGTAGAAGCCGGCTGGCTTAATAAAATCTCCAACTTTCATACACACTCTTACCGGAACACGTCGGAAGTGAGGAGGGCCATGCGTATTGCCAAAAACGTAGGAGAGAATCACTCCGCCGGCAAAACCATCATCGAAGGGTTAAAGCATTACGGAATCGAACACACGGCCGTCAAGCCCCTGCTGAAACACTGGCAAGGGAAAGACGGAAAGATCACGCGCGAAGAACTCGCATTGATTACAGGGTTCAATGAGCGCACCAATCAGGATGTCCGCGATGCCTCACTGCTTGCGTGGGTATGCGCGAACTTGCCGATTCGCCTCAGTAGAGATAGAACAAATTCGAAAAGTATATGAGTCATGGCACGACCAAAGAGAAATAATGCAGAGTATTTTACACACGACGCAGATATGCGGAACGATGTAAAGATAAAAGCCCTAAGGAAAAATTTTCGGCACGCCGGATATGCCATTTGGTGCTTTCTGCTCGAGGTTCTCTCAGATAGCGATTTTTTTGAGATTGAATGGAGTGAGGGAAATATTGAACTTCTTGCCGAGGATTTTGATATTTCGTCAGAGGAGCTAAAGGATATAGTAGATTGTTGCGTAAATGTGGGACTGCTTACGCTGTCTGACGACGGAAAACTTTATTCGGAAAGCCAAAAAAGAAGATTCAAGTCATTAATATCAAAGAGGAAAAGAGATCGGAGGGTCATCGCAGAGAAAAGAAGAAAAGCGGATCAAAAAGAGAAAAGCGACAATGGAGTTATCGCCAGCGACAATGGAGTTATAGAGAAAGAAAAAAAACAAGAAGAAAAAAAAGAAAAAGAAAATTTTCCCCCACACCCCCTTTATAAAGAAAAAGAAAAAAAAGAAGAAGAAAAAAAAGAAAGAGGCGACTGGGATAACGCGCACGCACACACGCGTGCATATACGCGTGAGGAGGCCACCCTGTTTTTTGATGGGATGGACGGATGCTATAAACAACAAAAAACAGGCTCTGACGCCAACCCCCTTTCCCCCCCTGCCCCCCTTTCCCCCGTGGAGGCTTTTCGGGCCGCGCTCAAAAAGCGATTCAAGTTTGATTTCTCCATGGTCGAAGAAGAATTTCTACCCATCGTGTCCGACTGGCTCGAATACAAACAGGGGCGTAGCGAAAAGTACAAGACGCAAAAAAGTTTCGAACTGCTTTGCGCGAAAATTATCAAGCTCTCCGAAAGTGATGCGGAAACGGCACGCGCTATCATCGAGCAGTCGATGGCAAACAACTGGGCAGGGCTTTTTACGCTAAAAGACGACAATAACACAAACACAAGAAGCATAACAAATGGACAGAGAACTTATAAATCGTTCGATCAGATTCAGCGAGAGGAAACAGACCGAGCTTGCGCAGAGCACCTCGCAAGACAGTTGGAAAAGATTGCTCTTAAAGACATGGAGCGACAGTGGTAAACTCCTTGCAGCTTTTTCTCCGACGAACAAGGATATGTGCAGAGACGAAGATCGCATATTCGACCGAGATCAGACCGAATCTTTCCCGTCCCTGAATCGTATACGGCTCGCCTTTGGAGCGGAGACATCCGAGACACTCGTGTTTTTACATCTCAAGGATTTTTGCAACGCAGAGGGGATCAAGAATTACAATCCCATTCAAATGCAAGACATCGGAGAGGTAATCACATCCGAGTATGGCTTTATCAACGTCGGTGAGCTTGCAGTCTTTTTCCGCAAACTCAAAGCCGGAAAGTACGGGCGGACATTCGGAAACAGCCTGCAATGTACAGCGATCACCGGGGCATTGAACGAGTTTCTCGCATACCGCTCTCGCGAGATAGACCGCATAGAGCAGCGCAAGCGCGAAGCCGGGCGAAACAAATTATTTGAAATCAAAGAACAAACAGATCAGAAACAATGAAAAGTATATGAAAATAATAGTAACATTTTCAGGTGGAAAAGACAGCCTTGCGGCTCTTTTGTGGGTAAGGAATAACATATCAAAGAAGTTCACAACAGTCTTTTGTGACACAGGGTGGGAAAGTGATTTGACGTACAAGTACATCGATGAGATAGATAAGAAATTAAACCTAAACATTGTAAGGTTGAAGTCAAAGAAGTATAGCAGCTTGGTAGACTTGGCGGAAAAGAAGAAGAGATTTCCGTCCTCGCAGCGCCGGTTCTGTACAAGCGAATTGAAGAGCATTCCGATGATCGACTATTTACTTGATGAAGTAAATGACGACTTTATTGTTGTTCAGGGAATAAGGGGCGCAGAAAGTGCATCGAGGTCGGCTATGAACGCACAATGTAACTACTTCAAGTATTACATAAACCCCTACAAGACTGACAAAAACGGCAAACCAAAATTCCATACATATAGGAGACAAGAAATTTTGAAGTTCTGCGAGAAACATGCTACCGATGTGATTAGACCTGTTTTCGATTGGTCGGCACAGCAAGTCATCGATTATATTCTCGATAACGGATTAGAACCAAATCCGCTCTACCGAATGGGAATGAAGCGAGTCGGATGCTTCCCGTGTATCATGGCCGGACTATCAGAAATTCACCAGATCGCGACTCGTTTTCCAGAACGAATTATAGAAATTGCAGAATATGAAAAGAAAATATGCAGCTCTTTCTTTGGGCCAGATAAAATATCACGCAAATTCTATAAGGGGGAATATCCACTTGTTTACGACGTGGTAAAATACGCTAACAATAAGTATGATGCAGGACAATTGTTTGACGATAGGGAAGCAACAACTTGCATGAGTTATTACGGATTATGTGAATAGAAAACAATTTAAAAACAACGAAATATTAAATCTATGTTTATAGTAAAAGAAGATAAAACGAGGCCTGAAAACAGCGGACAGTGCTTTGTCGAACTAACAAAAAACAGAGGGCTCGATGTCGTAAATTGCGACAGACTCGGATATTGGTGCGATAAGGCGCATCTTCAACATTTCCTGCTCGAAATCGCAAAGGTTATGACAGATGATGAATTAAAGGTGCTTTTGGGCGATAGGTTGAAAAATCGCACCGCAATCAAGCAGAAAAACAGATTCGACATAAAACAGCAGGTCTACCACAATTCGCCTGATGGGCCCGCCGGCGTGTTGATTGACTGTCGGTATTCGCAGCGGGCTAATGAATGGGAATACTTGGTATCGTTTGGCGCGGGGGTGGAAACATTATGGTACTACGAGGAAGAATTGTCTGAACATAAAGTATTTTGAATATGAAAGCAATTACATTGAAACAGCCATTTGCACACTTAATATGCGTTGGAATAAAGGATGTAGAAAATCGGACATGGAAGTGTCCTGAAAAGTATATTGGGAAACGAGTGTTAATTCACTCAAGCTCAAAAAGAGGTTTAGGCTTGTTCGCTATAAACGATGAACAACACAGGGATATATTGCATAAGCAAGTAGCTTTAAATTTATCAGGGAGGTACAGTATAGATTACTCAGCCATAATTGGCAGCGTTCGGATTTCCGGATGTACAATCAATCATCCGAGCATTTGGGCGGAGAAAACAGAAGGAGCAATGGTTGGGCATACATTTGTTACGCCCAAAGGAGTTAAAACAACATGGAACTGGATTCTCGAAGACGCAATCCTTTTTGACAAACCGATTCTCGACGTAAAAGGAAAGTTGAGTTTCTGGGAAAGCAGTTGCGAAATACTTGTTTGTCCTAAGTGCGGGGGCCATTGCCTGCACAATAACTCCGACGTTGCAATACCCGGATGGGGCAATCCAGTCTGCGAGTGCGGAAAATGCGGGTATATGATTCAGGAGAGCGAATTTGAGTTTGTTATATAGATTTAAAAGTAAAAACGATATGAAGACAATAGAGATTGCTGTAAACGAATATTTTACAAAGAAATACAGTGATGATTTAGACGCCAGGTTTCGAAAGCTAAATCAGGAGGTTTTGGAATTAAACGAAGCCTTTGAAAACTATCAGGGCGCGATTGATCCAAGCGATCGCAAGAGAAAATATGAACATCTGAAAGATGAGCTTGGCGATGTACAAATTATCTTAACACACATCTGTACGATATTGGGGGTATCGCAAGAAGAACTTTTGATTAACTCAATAGTGAAATCAAAAGTAAGAGAGGTTCTTCCCAACTACATGAAAGGAGAATAACAATCATGGACAACAGGCAAGCAGAAAAGATTCTGCACGATTTAAACAAGTGGCGGAGAGGCGGGAAGGGGGAAATGCCCGACCCACGCCTTGTCGGGAAAGCAATAGATGCAGCTATTGTATTATTCAGAAAAGTGCGAAGAAACTCACAGAATTTCGCAAAAGAAGAAACAGTGTAAAAAAATAGGCAATCATGAAGGTGTATATTTCAGGGAAAACGTCGTATCCTCCTACGTCTAAAGATGCGACAAGAGTTAAGGAGCTGGAAACGTTGCTAAGATTGTTGGGGTTCGAGCTTATCAACCCAACGTCTGGCGGCAATGAAAAGGTGTCATTAGAAAGTCAAATTGTGGGTGGAATCAACCGGTTGGCACAGTGTGATGTGGTATTCATGCTGTCGGACTGGCGTGAATCAAAGGCTTCTCGGATTGAGTATAATGTCGCGAAAGAAATGGGCAAGGATTTCTTGTATGAGTCAGCGTTCCCGGACTTCGCGCAGAATTTAAATCTTGTAAAGATACAAGACGCAATACATGAGGCAACGGGGTTGAGGTTTGAGCAATACTCTCAAAAGACTCGTACCCGAGAATGCGTCTCTGCAAGAATGATATTCGTGCATCACTGTATGCGTATAGGTCTGAATGTTTATAAAACAGCCTGGCTCGTAGGAAGGGATCGCGCTACAGTCATTCATGCGCTTAAAAGGTATGAAGACGATATACGATTTGACAAGACGTTCAAAGAGCAGGCCGAGAAGGTAAATGATATTTTGCAAGGAATATATGCGGATTGAAAACTTTCAAATATCTTTTTCTAAAAGTGTTATATTCTTGAAGCTCCATTTTATATTTTTGCGAAAAAGGAAGAAGGAAGAAGCAAAATGAAAATTATTGAGAATGACATTATCCCATTTAATGGGTTTGCGGCGGTCAATCTTTTTGGTGTGCTATTCGTTCGCAGGGGAGTGAATGTCTCTGATCGTCTTTTACGCCATGAGATGATACATTCCAAACAAATGAGGGAGCTATCGGCCATTGTCTTTTATGTCTGGTATCTGATAGAGTGGCTTATCCGGCTTCTTGTGTATTGGAATGCGGTCAAGTCTTATAGGAATATCTCTTTCGAGCGCGAAGCGTATGCGAACGAATCTGATTTGTTGTATCTGAAAGATAGAAGACCTTTCGCGTTCTTGAGGTATATTTTCAAGAAAAACGAGACGTTATGACAGTAAAGGGTAAAAAGCATACGGCGAAATCCAAGACGCCGAGGCGTGACAGCGAAACGGGATTAACATCGAAAGAGGAACGTTTCTGCTATGAATACGTGCTGCACCTAAATGGAGCTAAGGCAGCGACGCTCGCCGGGTATGCTAAAAACTCTGCAAGAATAACCGCAAGTAAGTTACTAACAAAGTCTAACATAAAAGAGCGCATTCAGCACATGAAAGACAATCTCGCAGAAACGGCGCAGATTTCAGCGCTGAAAGTCATACAGGAGCATTCAAAAATCGCATTCTCGTCGATCGCTCATCTTCATCAGACGTGGATCGAAAGAGAAGAATTTGAATCGCTGACGGATGAGCAGAAGGCGTGTATTAAAAGTATTTCCACAAAAGTTCTGAAAAGAAATGTCGGTACCAAAGAAGAGCCGGACATTGTCGATGTCGAATACGTCAAGATTGAAATGTATGACAAGCAAAAAAGCCTTGACAGCATTAATCAGATGCTCGGCTATAACGCTCCTGAGAAGCGCGAGATTACCGGTAAGGACGGGAAAGATATTTTTACAAGTTTGTCCGATGATGAGCTTGATAAACGAATACGATTGTTGAGCACGAAGTTGGGGTTATGAGTCGGGAAGAGAAAGTCGAATTTATACATGCTTTAGAAGAGCGTCTGATTCGTGAGAGTCGTGAGAACCTGTTACGGTTTACTCTTTCTACGATGCCGACATTTGCACCCGCGTCATTTCACCAACAATATTATTCAAGGCTGACAGATTTTGCGCACGGGGAGATAAAAAAGTTAATGGTGTTTATGCCCCCACAACACGGAAAAAGTGAAGGGTCAACACGTAGACTCCCCGCTTTCTCATTGGGGTTAAATCCGCACAAAAAGATTGCGATAATTTCTTATAGTGCCCCTAAAGCACGAAAATTTAATCGTGAAATACAACGGATAATTGACAGTCCGGAGTATCGTGAGATTTTCCCAGATACGCGCTTGAACGCAAGCAATGTTACTACGGTTTCGGGAGCTTGGCTTAGAAATGCGGACGAATGCGAAATAGTTGGATGTAGAGGAGGATTTAAAACGGTAGGGGTTGGCGGTGCTTTAACGGGGGAGCCTGTGGACATGCTTATTATGGATGATATTTATAAAGACGCTAAGACCGCATGGTCTCCTGTTGTTCGTGAAGCTGTTTCCGATTGGTATGACACGGTTGCAGAAACAAGACTTCATAACGATAGCCAGCAACTTATTGTGTTTACTCGTTGGCACGAAGATGACTTGGCCGGAAGATTACTTCGACAACAAGGGGAATATAATGAAGTGGATAATCTTGATGGGTGGGTTGTTGTTGTATATCAGGCGATAAAGGAGGGATCTCCAACTAATTACGATTCAAGGCAAGAAGGAGAAGCATTATGGGAGGATCGTCACTCGTTATATAAGCTTCAGTCAATCCGAAAGCGTAATCCTCATGTGTTTAACAGCCTATATCAGCAAGACCCGAAGCCGGCAGAAGGGCTTATGTATGAAAGGGGCTTCACGGAGTATGGAATCCGTCCTATAACAAAATATTGCATTCGGAAAGCGTATGTAGACACTGCCGACACGGGTACAGATTATCTCTGTGCAATCATATATGATGAAACAGAGATAGGAAACTATGTGGTCGATGTGATGTATACACAGCGACCTATGGAATATACAGAGCCGGCACTGGCAAAAATGCTCACAAAACATTTGGTAAAAGAATGCGTCGTAGAGTCGAATAACGGAGGTCGTGGGTTCTGTAGGGCTGTTGAAAAACAATGCCGAATATCCGGCAATAGTATTACGAGGTTTAAATGGTTCCATCAAAAAGAGAACAAAGATGTTAGAATAAACATTCATTCAGCCTCGGTACAAAATATGATATTCATGCCGCAGGGGTGGATCGGTCTATTTACTGAGTTTAGTAATTCTGTATTGGGTTATTTGAGAGTTGGCAAAAACCCTCACGATGACGCACCAGATGCACTCACTGGAACGATAGAAAGAAGGAAGAAACGTGCGGAGTCAAATCCTTCCGACTTATTTGGATATTAACAGGTGTAAAACAATAAAGCAGTATATTATGACTATCGAAGAAATTTTCAGCAAGGAGCAGGCGAAAGATATTATTGCAGAACTCAAAAACGGAAGAGAGGTTCCGGCACCCGATGTGGATGCGGCAAAAAAAGCCCTCAACCCTGACCTGCACGATGTAAACAATCCGCTCATCCGTAAAGACAAGCGGGTAAAAGTTGATGTGGACGAGGATTCGGGCGACAAGGTTATTGAGGTGTCCGGCGGTGAAAGTACCAGCATGAGAATCGAAAAGGTAGCGAGAATCAGACTTGCTATACAGAAGCTTATTATCAGGCGTGCCGTCTCGTTTTTGTTCGGGAATAATGTCGCATACAACAGCGACGCCGAGAGCGAGCAAGAGAAAGCTGTGATGAAGGCGTTTAATCGTATACTTCGAGACGTTAAGATTGGAACGATAGACAGGCAAGTTGGTCGTACTATTTTCGGGTTTAAAGAGTGTGCGGAGATATGGTTCCCGGTCGAGGTCGCAGGCGGCGCTTCTTCGAGATACGGATTCCCTTCAAAGTATAAGCTTCGTTGCGCGGTGCTTTCGCCAGAAAAAGGGAACGACCTCTTCCCGTATTTTGACGAAACAGGCGACATGATCGCTTTTTCGCGGTCGTACAGCAGAAAAGATTCGTCTGGTAAGTCTATTGATTATTTTGAGACTTATACAAACAGTCAGCAGTGGCTGTGGTGGAATGCCGGCGGAAACGGATATGAGATTGTGGAAGGTTACCCGAAGATGTTGTCAATACCCAAAATACCGATAGTGTATGGCAGGCAAGACAAGTTCGAGACGGAAGACGTGGATTCTCTTGTTGATAGACTTGAGGTTCTGTTGTCCAACTTTGCAGACACGAACGATTATCATGCGGCCCCGAAGATTTTCATCAAAGGCGAGTTGAAAGGGTTTTCCCGTAAGGGCGAATCAGGCGCAATCATTGAAGGCGAAGACGATGCGGATGCAAAATATTTGTCGTGGCAGAATGCCCCCGAATCGGTGAAGCTTGAAATTGAAACAATCTTGCGCATGATTTATACCCTCACGCAAACCCCTGATATTTCGTTCGATTCTGTTAAGGGGCTTGGGGCCATCTCTGGTATCGCGCTCAAACTGCTTTTTATGGACGCGCATCTGAAAGTGCAAGACAAGCGTGAGGTTTTCGACGATTATCTACAGCGAAGGGCGAACATCATCAAGGCCTATATCGGAGTATTCAATAAATCTCTTTCGGCCGTATGTGAAGAGATGGACATTGAGCCCGAAATAACCCCGTACATGCTTACGTCCGAGATCGACGAGCTGAACTATTGGATGACGGCAAACGGAAACAAGCCTGTTTTATCGCAAGAAGAATCGGTTGAAAAGGTGGGAGTCTCCAAAAACCCGAAGGAAACATACGAAAAGCTGAAAGAAGAAGAGCGAAGAAGTAATTCGTTTGTAGTCGGCGAGCCTGTAGACGCCTAATCTATGGAAGTCTGCAAGATTAAGATAAAACGGAGCGGATAATGTCTGTTAAGCGCAAAACAAAAGTTTTTTCTTTCAAGGAGTTCGATAATGCTCATTATCGCGCTACGGAGCAATATGCCGCTTTAGTCTCGGAGTTGTATAACCGCGCCACTGCCGAGATTGCAAAACATGCGGCAAAGGGCAACTACAACCTCGACAAGCCTTTTTCTTTTGCGGATTATCCGAAAACGCGCGAAAAGGTGCAAGAAGTCATCGGCCAGCTTTCTGCGAACATTGAAGCTGTTGTAGAAAAAGGGTCGCGCCGGCAGTGGCTGTTCGCAAACAAGAAGAACGATGAGTTTATCTCGTCGATCATGGATACAAGCAAGCTGTCGAAAGCTCGCTTAGTGAAGTATCAGGACAGAAACCTTGACGCTTTGAAAGCGTTTCAGGGTCGGAAAGTCGACGGGATGAATCTGTCGCAGCGCGTTTGGAAATACACGAAACAGTATCAAGAACAGATAGAAATCGGCCTCGATGTGGGACTTGGTGAGGGTCGAAGCGCGGCACAGTTGTCGAGGGATTTGCGGCAGAATCTGCAAAACCCTAACGCGCTGTTTCGACGCGTAAGAGATAAGCGCGGGAACCTTGTTTTGTCAAAAGCGGCAAAGGCGTTTCATCCGGGTCAAGGCGTGTATCGATCTGCATACAAGAACGCGATGAGGCTGACTCGCTCGGAGATAAATATGTCTTATCGAGAGAGCGACTGGTTGCGCTGGCAATCGCTCGATTTTATCGTCGGTTTTGAAGTGCGCAGGTCGAATAAGGAGCCGAAGTGTAAATGCAAACTTTGTGAGAGACTCGTAGGACGTTATCCGAAGACGTTTAAGTTTAAAGGATGGCATCCGCAGTGTTTGTGCCACGCTATACCCATTATTCAAGACGCAGACAGCTATAAGAAGCAAGAAGAAGCGGATTTGCGGTCTGCTCTTTACGGCACTCCTAAAACGAAAGTTCAGGCCTCGAACGCGGTAATCGACTTTCCTGACGAATTTAAGGCGTGGGCGTCGGAGAACGCCGATGCGCAAAGCGGATGGAGGAATACGCCTTATTTTGTTCGGGATAACTTCAAAGGCGGGCTGCTGTCTGAAGGGTTGAAATATATACCAAAGGCAAGCAAAAGAGTCAAAACCGATTCAGAGAAGGCGGATATTCAAACCCGGTGGAATGTTCGTGTGGCGACAAATAAATACGCCGATCTTTTGAACGCAAACAAGGCCGAATATGCAGAAGTGCCGTCTTTGTCCGAATGGATTCGCAAAATAGAAAAGGCCATCCAGGAAGGGGTAAGCCTTGATCGGGTTGACTTAATGGTAAAAAAGCTGAATAGCAAGGTTAAGGTTAAGAAGGCGTGGGAAGATAGAAAAGAGAACAATTATCTATCGACGGTACTGGTTAATGTGCCAGAATTAAAGGCCCAATTTGGCGCAAGCGCTACAAAGGCCGTGTTCAAAGCCGTACAGGACAAACTTGCATACTGGGAATCAAAAGACCCGTCTCTCTACTTTATGAAAAAGAAGCTCGAATACGAGATAGATTGGGTTGAGAAAAATAAAAAATACGAAACATGGAAAGCCGCTCAGGATGCTTACAAGAAGAAGCTTTCTGATGTAGACTATAAGATAAACAAGCTGGAACTCGAATCCGGAGCAAGCCACTCTTTTGAGTTTGCAAAGACGACTAAAAGCGCCAAGGTGAAAGCGCTTGCGTCTGAGCTTAAGTTAATGCTCGAAAATAACGCACCGATAGGTGAATTGTCGAGCAAAAAAACTGCTCTTGATATGGAAGTGGCCAGATTGGAGGCGGCTAAAGCAGCAAGACAAGCAAAGAGAATATTTGGAGATCAGTCGCCTGTTAATTGGGAAGATGAGTCCATGTATTCCAAGCAGAGAAAAGATGCTGCGATGTGGGAAAAATCTGCAAAAGGGTCAGATAAAAAACTGCGCGAGGTATGTTCGGCTCTTTGGAAAGAAGCAACGGATCACGAAAAATTGAGCGCGCATCGATACACATCAGGAAGCTCGTATATCAACGAGCCTTTGCGCAACATAGAATATCTTGGGAAATATAAGGGCGTTTATGATTCTAAAAAAGACACAGACGCGTTAACTTCTCTGGTAAGCAGGTCGAGGTATAAGTTTGATATATGGGTTCAAAGAGGCGACGGGATGATTGCTCTGAAAAAGTTTGGACTTGACATGAATAATATAACACCCGAAGCGATTAAAGCTCTTGTCGGAAAAGAGGGGATAGAACCGGCGTTTTGGAGTTGTGGCTCTTTCAAGGGTGGAGGATTTGCAAGCAGCGAGATTATATTTAATATTTATTGCCCGCGGGGGACGCAGGGGCTATATATGGAGCCTTTCTCGTACTTTGGACATGGGGTAAACGGAGGCAAGGGTATGAATTGCAGCAATGGCTTGAAATGGGACGGCACTACCGCGCAAAAAGCATTTGGCGACGAGTCGGAATATCTTTTGCAACGAGGAACGAAGTTCAGAGTTACAAAGGTTGAACGCGGTGCCGGAAGATGGTTTATTGATTTGGAGGTTGTGGGGCAGATCAAGTAGTCTGTCCTATATAGTTCTGCATATACCAGGATTTAAACCCTTTCGCGTCTTCTTCGACGCCGTATCCGTTCCATTGCCGGTATCGATTGAACAAAAAAGATTTGAGAGATAGCGGACATCCGTCATCTTCCTGAAAATTCTCAAGTTTTGCGTCGTTGATGTATTCGTCGATATGAAGCCCGATCGTTTTTTCATCGTTGCCTATCATGTCGACCCAGCAGCGTTCGTATTCCCACAGTTGCCCCTTGCCCGATTTGCTTATGTGATCAGGCTTTTTGCTCTCTCCTTTGTAGTATCTGCAAAACTTTGTAAAATCTTCTCGTTTCATGATCGTTTTTTTGTTACTTCGTTAAATTGTTTTATAACTCTTTCCATTTCGGGCGTTAGCAGACTTAACGCTTTCCGTTCGATGTTTTCGGGTATACCGTAATATGCCTCAGCGATGCTTCCGGTCATGGCTGCGATCGTATCGCTGTCTCCGCCGATAGAAACGGCCAATCGTATAGCGCTTTCAAAATCTGTACTTTCGACAAAGCAGACAATCGCTTGCGGAACGGTTACTTGACAAGTCTCGTTGAATGTGTTGATGCTCCTGATCTCATGACACGTCATGTCAAGCGGATAGGTATATTCTTTCGTGACTAATGCTACCATCTCGGATTTATCAGCCCCGACGCGGGCATGGTAGATGCAATCGGCAATACACATCGCTCCTTTGATACCTTCCGGATGATTGTGGGTGCATTCGGCTGATTGTCTCGCATGGCTCAGTACTTCTTGCCGTGTCGGAAGCCATCCGCAGGGAGAAACGCGCATGGCAGAACCGTTCCCGAAGCTGTTGTACGGCTTCGGGATGTCGGAATGTACCCAGCGTGCGAACGAACCGCCGTAGCCTCCCGTCGGATAGGGGTATTTCCTACACCATCGGTGTATGGTATCTCCGAAATCCGAACCGTTCAGCAAGGCATCGGCTACGGCGATCGTACAAATCGTGTCATCGGTAAAGTTGCAGTCCGGCGTAAACAGCGTAAAGTTTGTTTGGTTCGTGTTATTGAACTCGAATCGTGACCCGACGATATCTCCTATGATTGCTCCTAACATATTTCTATACTTTTCCTCGATTACCTTTTTTTCGGTGTATTATACCCTTGTATATTTCGCACTTTCGGCCCTTATAGGGCTTGTTTCTCCTTATCCCGTAATTCCACAAACTCTGCTTCGATATGCCTATTTGCTCCGATGTAAACCGGTCATATATCGCAGAGATCGACCCAAAGTAATGATTACTTTCGTCGCCGAATCGGACGTGATATATCGTGTCTCCATTCATTCTTATTTATCTGCCCTGCAAATATATGAATTTTACCCAATATAACAAATAATTAAACGGAAATAATTTGCTTTTTCGGGGGTGTTTAATAACTCGATAATAACTCTTCCGATCTATTGGCTTATATTATTATGAAACACAATACATTCGCACTAAAATAATTTATAACTGATTTTTTAGGTATGGATGAAAAAATTTTGGCACTACTGATCGCTGCGTTTTCAGGCGTGCGTAAGGACGGGTTAAAGGTGCTGGCGCGCACTATTGCGTTACAGGCATCTACTGAAGAAGAGGCGAAAGCTATTGTGGAGAAGTTGACAAAAACGCAGGTCGACAACTTTATCAAAGACTATCGCTCCGATGTGGACAAAGAGGTATCGGATGGAACGAAAACCTTTGAAGAGAATTTGAAGAAGAAGTACGATTTTGTCGAAAAGGGCGGGAACCCTGATCCTGCACCAAGCGAAGGCAATGGAGGCAAAAAAGTAAAGACTGAAGGAGAGGATATCGCAACGATCATCGCGAATGCGGTGGCCGGCGCCGTAAAGCCTCTTCAAGACAAGCTTGAAAAACTCGAAAAGGTGGACGCCGCAAAGTCAAGGCTTCAGATGCTTAACGAGAAATTGAATGCGTGCGAAGATGATGCTTTTAAGGCAAAGGCCTTGAAAGATTATAATCGCATGTCGTTCGAATCGGACGAGGCGTTTAACGAATACTTGACGGATACCGAAAAAGACATCGCAGAGGTAAATCAACGCAAGGCGAATGAGAATCTGGGAGGACAGGGCAGACCTATGTTTGCGCAGAAGAACGAATCGGGAATCTCGACAGGTGTAGCGCAGTTCATCGAATCTCAGAAGTCAGCATCATCGCTCGGCGGAAAAGAAATTTAACGTAAAACAATTTCAGAAATGGCTTTAAGAATTGAAAGAAAGAAAGACAATCGTGCAGGTAAATGTATTCTGCATCGTATTGCCGACATTCCGGGCGGCGTAACCGTTTCGACGGCGAATCTGTCCGGGTCTGTGCTGAAGGAGGGCACACCGATCGGAAAAGGCGAGAACGGCATGTTTGCAGTATGCAAAACAGCCGTTTTGCAAGAAGCGAACGGTACGAAGTTGACGGTAAAGGGGGTGCACCACTTTAAAGTTGGAGATAAGATTGCTACGAGTGGGTCGGCAGGGAAGACAATCGTTAATCTCGAAAACGAATTCTCTCCGATTACTGAAAAAATCTATTTGGATTCGGCTCTTGACGGGGCTCCGCAGGAGGGAGACATTCTCTTTGAGGCAACCGGGGCAAACAAGACGATGAAAGTGGTTCCGGTGGCTGTCGTTGGGTCGAATATGGATGTGAAAGCAGGAGAAAACCTGTTTGTCGACGCTTGGGTTCATGCGGTTGTTCGTGAAGCAGGTGCACCAGCCGTGACGGAGAAGATGAAAGAGGCATTGAGGAATGTTTCGTATGTGTAACCATTAAAATGTAGAAGAATATGCAGAAATCGTTAATGGTGGGTTTGAACGAGAAAGATATGGCAGCTGTGATTTACAGCTATGATCTTAAGCCGTACTATTACCCGACTTTGTTTCCGCTGAAGGAGACGAACTTCCTGACGTGGAAGATGCTTGAGGCGCAGGCCGGCCTTAAAATTGCGGCCGATCTTGTGTCGCGCGGTACAACCATTCCGCGTAAAACGCGTGAGGCTATTTCGCGCATTCAGGGTGACATTCCGAAGCTGTCCATCTCTCGCGAGAAGCTTGAGGATGAGTTGACGGAATACGATATCATGATTGCGATGTCTTCCAACAACCCTGATTTGATGGCGATCGTCGAGTTTTGGGCGGAGGACACGAAGTTCTGTTGGGATGGTGTTGCCGCACGCGCGGAATGGATCGCCTTGCAGGAAATTTCGCTTGGTAAGGTGACGTTCACAAACTCGAACAACGCCGCAGTGGTGACCGAGTATGACGTCGACTATCAGATGCTTCCTGAGCAGAAGATTGGTGTTGCCACCTCTTATCATGGAGGTACGAACGGAAAGCCGTTTACGCAAGATTTCCCGGAAGCGTTGAAGCTTGGGAAGCGTTTGTTTGGCGCTACGTACAAACACGCTTTTATGAGTGTGGATACGTTTACCATGCTGGCATCGCAGGAAGAGACTGTCAAGCGTACGTCTACGCTCGTGCAGAGCCTGACGGATATTAAAGATTCGCCGGATTTGGCGACCGTAAACGCGCTTTTGGCAAAGCAGAAAGAGCGTTTCAAGGGGCTGCAAATCTCGGTAATTGACCAGGAAATCACGATTGAACTTGCAGATGGTTCGAGGGTGACCAAGAACCCGTTCGAAGACGGCGTGATTTTGTTCTCGGAATCGAAGGTGTTGGGTAATACGTGGTGGAAGCGTCCGATCGATGCGAAGGCCATGCCCGGAAGTGTTGCGCAGAAGGTTATGCACGGTCATACGCTCATCAAGAAGTATTCGGACGAGTCTCCGGTACGGGAAGTGACGGAAGGAATTGCCAACCTTTTCCCGGCGTGGAATTTGGCAGGGCGCTCGGTTTTGATGCAGGTGGACAACACTTCGTGGACTAAAAACTAACTCCCGTGTGTGGGCGGGGGATGTGAAAGCGTTCCTCACCCTCCACGCATTCAAGCGGAAGCGATATGACGAATAAAGAATACTTAACCAAGCTGTTGAACGGGCTGGATGTGTCGGACGGCGATGTGGATATTATCTTGCTGAAGGGGGGTATCTCTCCTGATGCGAGTGTGTCTGCATCCGACTGCGACAATGCGGTATATAGCAGGATGTCTGTTGTGTTAAAGTCGGCATTGCAAAATGTATCCGAAGGCGGATATTCTGTTTCGTGGAACATGGAAGCGGTTAAGATGTTCTATCATTCTTTGTGTAATGAACTTGGAAAGCCAAACGTCCTGATCGGGCGTCCAAAGGTGAGGAACCGTTCTAATTATTGGTGATATGGCACGAGTAAAACAGTATCCGCATTTTTTGTTTGTTGTTTCGAGCGAAGAATCGCATCAAGATGAAGACGGTAACTGGGTTACAGTGCCAGGCGCAACGCAAATGCAGTGCAGGTGCAGAGAGGAAACCGACGGTCGAGGCTCGGAGGTGCAGGTCGCGGGGGGGACGTTCAGGAGGTTTACTTCATTGATTCAGATTCCGAAAGGAGAAAAAAGAATCGAGACGGGCACAAGCGTTTTTGTGGCAAACGATAAGGACGGAACGGATGTCCGGATCAAGGGGCAGGTGTTGAAATTCGACGAGGGGCAACTTCACTCAAGGTTATGGCTATAACTCCTAAATTTTCAATGAGCGATATCCGCAGCGGGTTGGATAATTTTCTTAGTGAAATTGAGAAAAAGCAGATCGCGCGGTTACAGATGCTCGGAGAAATGTGCGTAAGTCATGCCAGAAGTGTTCCTGCTTTACAGGGATTCGAAGACCAAACCGGCAACTTGCGCTCCTCTATCGGGTATGTAGTGTTTGTCGATGGTGTTGCCGTACACTCCCTCTACGAGGAGGTGAAAGGCGGTAGTATCGGGGCAAAGACCGGTGAAGCACTTGCACACAAGGTCGGTCAAGGCACACAGGGCGTTTGCCTTGTTGTTACGGCGGGGATGAATTATGCCTTGCACGTGGAAGCGAGGGGCCGCGATGTTGTTACCTCGGCGGAGCTGCTTGCAATAAGAGAATTACCGAGAATGCTTCGTGGATTGATCGATTCGATTACAAACATAGCGAAATGAAGACAACTTTTGACACGGATTCTATTTTGTACAACATTCTATTAAATTCTCCGCTGAAAAACGCGATCAGCGGCGGGTTTTATCTTGGCGAAGATCGTCCGGACGATTCGGAAGAAGAAGACGTTGTGATAAACAGCATTGTCCTTTCGCAGGACTATCATCCGCAGATCGGCACATCTAATGTTAATATTTATGCGCCGGATAAGAAGGTTCGTATAAAAGGGAAAGAGCAGATGGCTTCGGCTCGCAGTCGTTTGAAAATCTTATCAGAAAAAGCAATTCGGATTTTAAGGGAGGCGAAAATACAAGGTCTTGCATTCACGATCGAAAGTCAGACAATACTGCCTGAGCCGAGTGTGAGGCAACATTTTGTAAATATTCGCATTAGCTGGAATATACAAACGGATTAAAAGTGTAAAATTATGATTTCAATTGGATTAGCAGAAATTAAAGTGGGTGCGGCGGCGGCTGACGGCAATATGCCGAGCAGTCTCGCAAAGATTGGAAAGGTTTATCGCGACACGGGAAAGATGTCTCAAGAAGCGGCAGAGGTTACCGAGCATTTTGAGGAGGGGCGATCTGCTCCGGAGTACCGAAAGAAAACCAGGAAGATTCCGAAGATCACCTTCTCGCTGATGGATGTTGACGCTGCTGCAATGGCGAAATACATCGGCGGAAAAGAAAGTGGCGGAGAGTGGTCGTATGACGGCAACGAGGTAGTCGAAAATGTCGCGATGCAGATCATCCCTGAACAGGGGCTTGTTTTCGATATTCCTAACGCGGATGTGGAAGCTGTCATCAACGCGGACATGTCGGCAAAGGGAATTTTCCTCGTAGACTTTACCGTAACCCCGATGGCCGTGTCGGCCGGAGGCGCTATACGGGCGAGAAAGAAAGTGTAATCGTGTGTTTTTTCTCTTGTTTATAAGTGCATTGTGGAAGCCCCTTGAAGCGCAATGTTTCAGGGGGCTTTTTAATCATTAGAGGTATGAAAGATTTAAATAAAACGGAAAAGCTGGAGATGGAGCGCGCGGAGTTGAACGCTCTTATCGGTGCAGGGTACACCTTTGAGGTTGAAGACTACGAGGTAAAAAAGCGTAAGGCGCTGTTCGGGCTTATAAAAAGGTCGAAGCCGGAGCGGGTGACGCGATCGTTTAAGATCAGCGAGCCTACGCTTGGCACGCTTGACAGGCTGTCTCGCGAGTGGATAGAGTTCGAGATAGACGAAGAGCGCACAAAGACAGAAGATGCGATGACGCAGGCGAGGGCTGCTGTAAAAAGTCATAGCGCGCGATGTGCAAAGATTATCGCACTTGCGGTGCTTGGATCGGATTACATAGTACCACATGCGCGTTTGGGTGGTGTTGTTTATCGAGAGGATAAAAAGCGGCTGGATGAGCTTACGTGCTTGTTTGAAAGAACGATTCAGCCCTCGAGGCTCTATCATATCGTGACTCTGATCAACGTGATGTGCAACTTGGGGGATTTTATGCACTCTATTCGATTGATGTCCGCAGGACGGACAACGGCCCCGGTTCGGATAGAGGTAAACAACGCGGATTAAACAGTCCGCATGGGAGACGTGGGGCCATCTGCGCACACATGGGATGGACGTGGCACTATCTGCACGAAGGCATTGCATGGCCAATCGTGCAACGGTTAATGATAGATGCGCCAAGTTATGACTATGACGCAGACGATGAGGATATTGTTTTGACCGATGATAATGTAGATCAGGTATTGAGAATGGTAAACAACATGATGTAACGAGATAACTATGGAAACAAATAACGGTGGTCTCTTTTTTGAGGCAGGGATAGACAATGAGAAGCTGAAGGCGGGAATTGAAGAAACGATCAGACGCATACAGGGGCTTTCGGATGCTTCGGTTAAAGGTGGTAAAGCTATGGATGAGGTGTTTGATAAGGTTTCGGCGGATATTACCTCGTCTTTTGAGAAAATCGACTTCATTGTAAACGAGCATAAGGACTCTATCAAAGAGCTTGAAAAGGAATATCGTCAGATTGGGCTTGCAAATAGGGGGATGTCTGTTGAGCTTGGATCGGGCGGGTATCTGACCGAGCGGCAGCAGGCTATTGCCAAAGAGGTAAGGATGCGCAAGGAGTTGATAAAAGAAGCTGAAGAGTCGGCAGACAAACTACAGAAAGAAGAGGTCGCATTCGGGAAGCTGAGAAAAAAGGTGGAAGAAAATGCAACCGCGCACCAATCCCTTCGTGCTCGTATTCGGGAACTGAAAGAAGAGATGGCGTCCATGATAGATCAAGGCATAAGCGAACAATCGGATGCATACAAGGCCTTAACCGCAGAACTTGGAAGATTGCAGGATATACAGGGTGATATCGCTCAACAAGGGAAAGTGTTGGCGAATGATGAAGCGAGTTTTCAGGGGGTTATCGCAGGACTTTCCGGCTTGGCGGGTGGGTTCTCGGCCGCTACCGGCGCCATGTCTTTATTCGCGTCAGAAAACGAGAATTTGCAAGCTGTAATGGCTAAGATTCAATCTGTAATGGCGATCACAATCGGGATGCAGCAAGTGAGTCAGGCACTGAATAAGGATTCTGCGTTTCGGCTTGTAACTTTACGAAAGATAAAGGAATGGTGGGCGGGCATTGTTGTCAGGGCGACCGCGGCTGAAACCGCCGAAGCGGCAGCAATCGCGGCTAATACAGCGGCTAAAAACGCACAGACGGCCGCTGTATCTGCTGGGGTGTCTCCCAAGGTGGCCGATACGGCCGCTACTGTTGCACAAACCACTGCATCGGTTACAGGAACAGCTGCTAACTGGTCGTTGGCTACGTCCTTTAAAGCTGTGGGACTAGCGATAAAATCAATACCGGTTTTTGGATGGATTGCAGCTGGATTGGGTATATTAATTCCTATTATATCCAAGTTTAGCAGCAAGGCGGAAGAGTTGGCAAAAAGGACGAAAAAGTTAATTGATGTACAGAAAAATTCTGGAGAAATTTATGTGAAGAGCGGACATGAGATCAGCGAATATGTACGCAGGCTCGACAAGTTTAACGGATCAAAAGAGCAAGAAAGGAAAATATGCGAAGAGTTGAATAGTAAATACGGTGAAGCTGTAGGTTATTATAGCAGTGTTTCAAAGTGGAAAGACGTTCTCGTTCAAAAGGGTGCAAGTCTTGTAGAAATGTTAATGATGGAGGCTGATGCGCAGGCTCTTTTGAACGAACAGGCAGCAGCATACGTAGAACTTGAGCGCATAAAAAAGACAGATGCTTCGGAACAGGAAGGCGCAATAGGTAGTTCGAAGAATTGGGTTGCCTTACTATCTCCTGCTTTGTGGTCTTTAGATAATTATCTCGGCATATCAGAAAAATATGATAAGCGGAATAAACGAAAAGCAGAACGAAAGGCAGAAGAAGATTATGAGTTTTGGAAGCTAAAAGCGGAAGAAAAACGAAAGCAGTTGGAAGACTTTAAGAAGAAAAACGGGATGGGGGATTTCTTTGATACGTCGGTATCGGCAGGTTTCAATAAAAAGGGGGATGATCCGTTCACGGCCATGCTCGAAGATCGAAAAAAGAAATACGGCGAGTATTTCAAATGGCTTGATGCGGGGTATGAAAAAGAGGCTCAAATTCACTTTGCGGGACTGCTGAAAAACGGCAAAACATATAAGGAATATCTTCAGGGGCTTATTGACTCTGGGAATCTGACAAAGAAGCATCTGTACAAAGTTTTTAATGAACTTTCTTCGGAGGCAAATGAGACGGTAATGGACGCTTTTAAGCGTAATATTAATGAGCAATTAGAAAAAGCAGAGACTGCAATCAAACAACAAGAAATCATAGCAAATGAGCGCGAAAAGTTGAGAGGTTCAACAGATGGTTTAAATCAACAAAAAATAAAACTGCTTGATGATCTTGATAAAGACGTAAATAAAAAACACGAAAAAGATATTGAGCGATTGAGGCGAGAATATGCGGACTATAACCAACAACGCCTTGAGATTGAGAAAAAGTTTAATGAAGATAGGGCCGCAATGTATGATAAAAACGGCAATTTTATATCCGGAATTACACAGCGGCATCTTGATGAATTGGAGAGAAAGTATACAAACGCTCTGGCAAATCTTGACAATAAATTTTCTAAAACAAAAAATTCCATTGAGGATATTTTTGAAGACATGTCAAGAAAGAGTTCGTCTGAGATTCGCAAGATAGTTGATAAAGCTAAAGACATGGTGGCTTTTGTAAAGCTCGGGAAATGGGATTACAGAAAAGCGTCTTTGTTTGGAATCGGCACCGAAGCACAATTCAGACAACTAAACGAACAATGGGAGAAGTCTCCGGAGCTTCTTAAAGACATAGAGCGAGCATTATTGGATTTGTCGAATGTTGCGGATCAGAGCGATACGGCGTTTAAAAAAATATCATTGGGTATAAAAAAAGTGTTTTCCGCGAAAGCGAAAGCTGATTTAGATGATGGATTGGAAAATATACAATCCGGATTTTCTTCTATTGTTCAAATGGGGGAAATGTTGTCTAATTCACTTAAATCCATATCAGAAATTTCAAAGAGTGGTGTTCTTTCAGATACCGCTGATGGAATTTCACAAGTTATGGATGCTATAGGAAGTGTTGCTCAAGGAGCCAAAGCGGGTTCTTCTTTTGGCGTTTATGGCACCGTAATCGGGGCAGTATTGGGGCTTGCGTCGTCACTGTTTAAAACCCTTTCGGCGAACAAAAAACATAGTGATGCTATAAGCGAACAACTAAGGGAGAATCAGACAAAGGCGTATATTGGCGAGTTTGAAGTAAATAAACTTTATAGAGAGCGATACGAATGGGCGAAAAAAATAGGAGAAGAGACACTTTTGCATATAAAGCGAAGCGGGCAGGAATTATCTCGACAAACTGACGCAAATTCAAAAGAGCAGGAATCTCTCTGGGACAAACTCATTAATCAGGAATATAAGGCTGGAGAATATCGCAAAAAAACAGGACTATTTGGATGGGGTAAGGGGAAAATTGTCACACAATGGGAGAGTCTTGCAGGGAAAACATGGGAAGAAATAGAGAAACTTGCCGCCCAAGGAAAGCTTTCGGAAGAAGGTGTGAAGTATTATAACGCATTGAAATCAGCAAGGATGGAAGGAGATTCTCTTGCGAAACGGCAAGAGGAATTTATAGAAAAGACGCGCGAGGTCTTTACAGGTTCAACGTATGAAAATATCGTAAACAGTATTATCAATGGGTTTAAAGCGGGTAAAAGATCTGCCGCCGACTTTGCTGATACATTCCAAGAGCTTATGCAGTCTGCTATCGCAAGCGCATTGCAATTGGCGGCAGATAAAAAAACGCGTGAGTTTTATGAAGAGTTTGCAAAAAGATCGAGTGATGAAGATGGACTAACTAAAGAAGATATTAAGGATTTAAATAAACTATGGAGCAGTGTTATTGATAGTCTCTCGAAAGATGCCGCCAATTTGGAAAAAGTCACAGATATTAAACTTTCTGGAAAATCTAATTCGTCTCTTACCGGTGCCGTCAGGGGCGTTACAGAAGAAACTGCATCGATGGTAGCGGGGCAGATGAATGCGATACGAATGAATCAGATGGGGGCGACGCAGGCGCTCAGGCAGCAACTTTTCCACCTCTCCAATATCGATAGAAACACAGGGTTAATAGATAAGAATACAAAATATATCAAGGCTATCTATGACAAAATGAGCAGTGGCGACACTTTGAGAGCAAAAGGATTGCAATGACCGGATTTGTTTATATATTTGCAAAATTATTCACATAATAAAATAAACCAAATAACTATGAAAAAAATTTTGTTTGCCATTGCATCAGTTGCGATGATGTTAATGATCGGATGTAAGAAAGATGAACTGAGCGAACCAATCAAACCAATCCAGAAGGAAGAAAAAAATAGAGCCCCGGCTATTACCTCTATTGATTTTGAAAAATCCACATTTGCTCTTAATCAAGTTGCTATTGTCAAGGCGACGGTGACAGACCCTGAAAATGATGATATTGATTTTTCTTGGTCATCAGGGGGTGTAAATATTGGAAATGAACAGGAACTTAAAGTCCGTTTTTCTTCTATTGGAGAAAGAGATTTTACGCTAAAGGTTACCGATTCAAAGGGTAATAAGGCTGAAAAATCACTGAAGATAAACGTCGTAAAGCCTGATTTTGGATTTGCGCTATGGGGGGATAAACTTGACATCATACAGCGAAGCGACACTGGGCTTTATCTTGGGAACAATGCAAGCGTTATCTATCATTTCCTTGGGGATGGATATGATAGATACTATACATTCAACAAAGGAATGCTTGTGTCAGGAATACAAGAGAGAATTTATACACCGAAGGTACTCCATCCTACACAATATGCTATTGCGTGGATATTGTATGAAGAAGAATTAAAGAAATTGACAGACCGTTTTGGGAAGCCAAATTCATTAATCTTTTCGACCCAAATAACAGGAGACAAATCCAAAGATGGTCTTTCACTGATAAACGGATCTGGAATTGAGGCGAAGTTCTCCTCTTCTCGCACCAATGTAACTTTAACAGTGTATAGAAAGGGGAGAACAACTGTGTGTTATAGAACTAATTTTTCAACAAAAATGTGACCTTTTTTTGAAGTTATTGCGCGTTTCAAGAAAAAGTGGCTCTATTCGCGGGACGAAAAAAAGAAGAGGCGTCAGTAGTAAGTATTGATGCCTCTTTGTTTTTTTATCATTCCGGGTGTCGCCTCTTGGTCAGGGTTTGATGAAAATGTTTATGAACTTGCATCTTCACAAAAGCCAAATTCTTTTTTGTCTTTTCTTGTAATGGTGGTGCTGAATGTGATTTTATGATGTATCTCTCTTAGCAACTCATCTGTTATATTGCCAACTACAATTTTGGGGTTTTTCACAATAGCATTGTATATTTCATCAAAAGGTTTTTTGTGTAAATTGGCGCAGTCAACATAACTATCATATTTCAAAAATGTATGGCTATGCTGCGATATAGGTAGATGCATAGACCTGATGTGTTCATTATAAGCCACATTTTCATTTATTTCAGTATTAATTACCACTCCAGCGACTTTTGTGCTTGTAAGAGCTACTATTATAAAATACTTGGCATATGATAGGTTGAATTGCGGTATTTCTATCAGAAGGGTTTTACCTATATCTATGCTTCTATCGGCAAAGTCCTTTTTTATATTTTCCGGAAAAGCATCTGCCAAACTCATATAGAGAAACTAATACTTTCATTTAATGCATTAGTGCGAATATATTCCAGCATATTCCTATCGTCTGTAGCCGCTTTTGCTATATCCATATAATTCATTTGCCAATCTGCATTATCCCATGCCTTATCGTGCGATTTATTTGTCAATTCATTAAAAGAAATATTTCTATTTTCTTCAATAGATTCTTTAAGGCATTCTATATCAGAATCTGACAGATCGTCCATTTCAACAGGGTATGAACTTTCTATAAAATGACTGTTTTTTCGTTGTATAAGGCCTTCATGTTGTTTGCTTTCTGTGACGTCTCTAATATATGAAGGAACTGGGCCATATTTCATTTTCATATAAACGTCTCCAGTGATAGGACGCCCGTATCTAATCAAATGCTTTTGATCAGCAAAATACAGTATTTTAAAAACCTTATGGCAATCAGATTTGTCCACCCCTAATTCATGTATCACAAACAACAGACTATTGATTGCTTTGCTTTTATTTATATTAAACATAGCACTATATTTACACTGCAAAAGTAATACATTCCTCTTGATAAAAACGGCTTTTTCTTATTTTTCTTTTGGAAACCGAAAAGAAGTACTACCCAATACACCTTATTCTACAAACTTACAGTCATCAACTCCGCGCCGATATGACGTATCTGTTCTGCGATTTGCTTTTCCCGCTCCGCCGATGGCCGTTTATTGCCGCTGATATATTGCGCAAAAAGACTCTGAGAGATACCCAAGCGGCGGGCAATGGCAGAGGCGTTGAGTTCCGGATGTTCCATAAAGAATTTGTACAATGCGGTATGTTCCTTCTTGTTGAAAAAGCCCTCAAAGCTCAAATCTTCATCTAATGCTGCCCAATGCAAGCCATAAGGCAACACTTCATAAGCATTCCGCTCCTCCTTTGTCGCTTCTCGCAAACGAGGATAGTCCGCGAAACGTTCAAAGCCTTTCACTCCGTCTTCACGTTCAACCCAAATTTCGGTTTCAGTTGTCCAAACTTTCACAATTGCTTCCATAATCACTTATTCCCGTTAAAGAACGTATTCCAACGCTCAATGATAACTTCCTTATTTTCCTCAACTATCAATTCTACCAATTTCAATTCCGATGGCTTCAAACCGTGATTCTCAACCAAAACTACATCAGGCAATACATTGAACTTGGCACTTACTCCACCTTTCAATACATGAACGTGTATGGGGGCGTGATCATTCGAATAGAACATAAACTTGAAACCGAATAGAATAAATAGTGTAGGCATATTCTTTTGTTATTTTCTTACTCTGCAAAGATAGGTAGTAAATTTATCACCGTCAAATCTTCGGTCAACTTTTTTTGTACGCAAAATCATCTTTTATTTTGCGCGTTTCAAAAACAACTACTATATTTGCAGCGTTAGAACAAGGGCAACACTTGTATAAAGTTGCAAGATTAAAAATTTTAATAAAACAGTCCGTAAAGGTGTCGTATGTCAGTAATGATATACAGCAAAAAGCGAAAGCTCTTGTTCTAACAGCACCCACTTACGGACTTCATTTTTTTTAATATATATGTTAGAACAAGCAAATCAAATCTTCCAATACAATGGAAGTCCTATCACCTTTCAGAAAGGAGATAGTGTAATGGTAAATGCCACGCAGATGGCAAAGTCTTTCAATAAAGAGCCAAAATTCTGGCTAAGTAATCAATCAACAGCAGACTATCTCACCGAGTTATCCAAAGTAAGAAATCTTACTTTGGCTGATTTAGTTATAGTTACGAAAGGCGGGAACAATTCGGGCACTTGGATGCACGAAGATGTTGCTCTTGAATTTGCTCGCTGGTTGTCTCCTGCATTCGCAATTTGGTGCAACGACCGAATAAAAGAACTGATTACTTCAGGCGTAACCACTGTAAGCAACGATGATGAAGTGATAGCTCAAGCCATGAGCGTACTTCAAAAACGCCTTGATGCAAGCAAACAACAACTTCAAATTGCTCAAGGTACTATCGAGCATCAAGAAAAAGAAATCAAACATCTTGCTCCGAAGGCCCAGTACACGGACGAGGTTCTGCAATCTACCTCGACCTATACGATGACTCAGGTAGCCAAAGAATTTGGTTATTCGGCGAACACTTTTGCCCAGAAGCTGCGGGCCTGTGGTATCATGTTTCTGCAATCAGGACAGTGGATGCTTACGTCCAAGTATCAAGGCAACGGATACACGAACGTACGCACGCATACATTTACGCACTCCGATGGCCGGCAAGGCACAAACAGCATCACGGTATGGACGGAGAAGGGTCGGAAGTTTCTGCACGATTTCCGCAAGCGTACATCTAAACTTCAAGACAGAAAGGAGGTGGCATTATGAAAACGTCAAAAGAAATACAGTCGATGCCGATCAGCGAATCTACGGCGAAATGTTTAGAGGCTGTCTCATTGCTTGATGGCGTTTGGGGGTGCGTATCCGATGCGCTCGGCGCCATGTATGGAGAATCGTCGGTCGATGAAATCATGGATAAAAAATTTATTCCGCAAGTCTCGGCATTGCGAAAAACGCTTGACGAATATCTACTAAATTCCATCACTCAGAACTTCGGTTGTCTGAATCCGACGGAATTATAACAGAATACCGGAGCTCCCGGAGCTTTACGTTCGGGCACTTCGGTTTTACAATATAGCAAAAAAGTTATCTTTTTGCTTGGTGGAATATAACATTTGTGTTATATTTGCATCGTCTTTGAGACATAGAAGAGTTCATTTATTTTTTTATTATGAAGGTTAGTGAGCTAATCAGAGAGTTGAAAAGAGCGGGGTGCTCAATTCAACGGCATGGCTCGGAACATGATATTTGGTATAGCCCGATAACGGGTAAAACGGATGCGGTTCCAAGGCATGGAAGCAAGGAGCTCGGAAAGGGGCTCTCGCGAAATCTAATCAAGAACTTGCTCGGGCGATAAGCCCGGGCAAGTTGCTCTATGCTTTCAATTAAATTTATAGATAGAACTTTTGGGAAAATGGCGAATTTGGAAATGAAGAAAGATGAAGAAGATTATCAATGTGCAGGTGGAGAAACAGCCTGGAGAAAAAAGTTTTGCATGTTACATGATTGAAGACATGGAGGGGTTCGGACTTTCCGGATATGGTAAGTCTGTTCGGGATGCTATGCGCGATCTTTATGTAAGTATGGATGAAACAAAAGAGTTTTTTAATGAACAGGGCAAAGAGTTTCCGGAATTGGATATTAAATTTCATTTTGATATAGGCTCTCTCTTTGATTATTATTCTTTCTTGAGTATTGCCGGAGTGGCCAAAAGGGCGGGAATAAACGCATCCTTGATGCGTCAATATGCTTCGGGCGTTCACAAGCCGAGCATCAGAAGACGGTCTGCGATTATACAGAGTATACATGAGATAGGAAAAGAACTACAGTCTGTCGTGCAATAGCGCGATTAGAGAACTTCATAATAAAGAATGAACTTTTGAGCCTCCGGCGCGTGAAGCGTCGGGGGCTTTGTCGTTAAATGATATTCTTTCTCGTATCTTTGCATCGTGATAATCAAAAACTACAAAGACATGAGAAGAATCAATGCAATCATCGAAAGAGCAGGCGACGGCACATATAGTATTTACAGCGATGCCGACGATTTGGATTATTTGGTAACAGGCACGGGGCAAACCGTGGAGGAGGCTAAAGAGCGCTTTGAGGGCGGTTACAGCGATATTAAGCGCGTTTATGCCGAAGAAGGCAAACCGTTTACGGAGGTTGAAATGGTGTATCAGTACGATATGGCCTCGTTTCTCTCCTACTACACAAAGGCGTTTTCGTTGGCAGGATTGTCGCGCATTACAGGCATCAATCAGGGGCAGTTGTCGCACTACGTTACAGGTCGCCGCACGCCGTCGGCACGCACTAAAGAAAAGATGCAAAGGTCGATTCGCGCCTTTGCGGAGGATTTAAATTCTGTGCGCTTCGTCTGATTATCACAACTTCATTTTAGCGCACCTTTGGCCCCCGACGTTTCGCGTTCCGGGGGCTTTTTTGTATCTGTCGCTTCGCGGTGTGCTAATAACTCGATAATATCTTTTGTCCTGTTGTTGTAGATTGCTATAACGTGCTGTTATATCTTTGCTTGCGATGAGAATATCGTACAAATACAACAACATAGACCTGAAGACTTACGGTGTAAGTGTGTCGAAAGGACGTGGTTTTTTAAATGCGCCGGCTCGCAAAAAACCAAAGACGTACGAATATCCTGACAGTAACGGATATTTGCCTGATCTTTCGTCTCCTGTCTACGAGTCTCGAACGGTAACGCTCGATTGCTTTATCGTTGCCGGCAGTGCGGCCGAGCTTGTATCGAAGCTCAAAACCTTTTCGTCCGCGCTGCTTGGCGTAACATCTCTTGTTCCGTTCTCTGTCTCGATCGACAGCTCGGAGGTGTTCTCCGGCAGTGTATATGCGACAGATATATCGGAGCCGGAAAAAACGTTTGCGGACGGGAAAAACGTTGCAACGTTTAAGGTAACTATTGTAGAACCAGAACCAGTCGTGTCGTAATTATGGAATTTATTATACATCGAGCATCGGGCGGGAACATCAACCTGATCAATAAATCGCCGAACGCGCTTTCTACTGTTACGCAGGGATCGCAGAAAATTACGCTTTTGGCCGAAGACGTCGTAACGCTGACTGTTGAAAGCGCGGTTAAGATTCCGTTTGAAATTGGAGACAGACTCGACGTCTTCGGGCGTGTGTACAGGATGAACAGGCTTCCGCGCATGCAGAAAAACGGGAACAGGTTGTTTACGTATGAGATTGAGATGGAAGGCATACAGTACGATCTGATGCGCGCTTCATACGATCTTACGATTGATACAACGAGCAATCAGCTGCAAGACGTTCAGGCGGATTCGCTGACAGGGAACTTGCACCGATTTGCCGACGTGCTGATTTCAAACGCAAACAGGGTGTTCCCGGGAAAGTGGGCAGTAGGAGAATGTCCGGCAACGGGCGACAAAACGCTTGCATTCGGAGAGTCTGACAATTGTCTGGCCGTGTTGCAGCGGCTGTGTCAGGAGTTTGATACGGAGTTTGAAATAGAGCAGTCCGGCGGTGTAAATACGGTTAATCTGAAAAAAGTCGGGCAGATATTTCCGCACACTTTCCGCTACGGAAAAGGGAACGGTCTTTATTCGCTTGAGCGGCAAAACGTCTCTTCCGCAAACATTATCACGAGGCTGAAGGTGTACGGAGCAAGCAAGAATATTACGCACAAATATAGAGCGCATCGCTTGTGCCTGCCCGGAAAAAGCAAGGGAGAATCTTATATCGAAAAGCCCGAAGCGGTTGGGATGTTCGGCGTGTGGGAGGCTACAAAGTTTTTTGACGACGAATACCCGAAGCAGAAAGGAACCGTTACCGGTGTTTTCTCTGATTCGGTGCTGAAGTTTACCGACTCTGCCATGTCGTTCGATCTTAACGAAAAAGAGGCGGACGGAAAAACGACTAAGTATCTGATTGCAGGAAGTGCGGCAAAGGTGCATTTCAATTCCGGCAACCTGTCCGGATATGAGTTTGAAGTGAGCGAGTACGATCACGCGTCGAAGACATTTACCTTAAAGGCATATAAGGACGATCGCGGAGAAACTTTTCCAAGCACAACGAGCACGGCTTTTCAATTCGCCGTCGGAGATGAATATAAGCTGCTTGACATCGCCATGCCTCAGGCGATTGTCGATGCCGCGGAAGCGAGTCTTGCCGCGGCGGGTGAGAAGTATTACACGCAAAACAGTCAGCCGAAAGTGCAATACGCGCTTGATATTGCAGAAGAATTTCTGAAATCGCTCTCCGGCAGTGGCACGGTTGCGAACATCGTGATGGTTGGGGATTATGTACCGATTCAGGACGCGGACATCGGCGTAAATAAATCGGTTCGTGTGCAAGCATTCAGCCGCGACCTTCTTCATCCGTACCGATATTCGCTTACGCTTTCGGATACGGTCACGACGTCTATCACAAACAGAGTCATATCGGAGCTTATCGACGTAGAGAAGATTATTTCGATAAACAATCTGAAAGACCCGAGGCGGTCGCGGGCGAGCTGGCGTTCTTCTCGCGAAATTCTGAGCATGATCTTTGACCCTGAAGGGCATTATTACGCAGATAAGATCAAGCCGCTTTCTATCGATACGATAGCGCTTACGGTAGGGGCAAAGTCGATGCAGTTCGGACTGACAAATACAGCTTTTCATCCCAACTATGGCGGGAATAAGAACGTCATAAAGGTAAAAGGCGGAGTGCTTACACACTACACGATAGGTCCATCGGCGCGTTCGTGGACGTTGGCGGACAATACAACGACGTTTGAAAGCGACTCGCAGGCTTACTATATCTATGCGAAGTGTCAGCGCACGGGATCGGCCGGCTCTGTCATATTCTCGAAAGAGCAAATCAAGTCCGAGCAAGACCCTGCTTATTATCATTTCTGGATAGGCGTAGTGAACTCTGTCGATCCTGACATAAAGGCGCGGACATTGGCGCTTATGTATGGTTTTACGTTCATCAGCGGGAGATATATCAGCACCGGGCGGATACAGTCTGCGGATGGGGCTACTTATTTCGATTTGGATGAGGGTGTCATCAGCGGAAATATCAGCATCATGGCGGGGTCGACGGGCTACAATAATCTGACCGATAAGCCTAATTTGACAGTTTACAAAACGAAGGCGGAGTTTAACGTTTTCGCGAATCAGATCAGCGGGCAGGTAAATCAGATTAATACGAGGCTCGGAGGGACGGAATCGGAGTTAAACTCGTTAAATACATGGACGAGACAGAAGATTTCGCAAGTGGAAACAGGTCTGTCAGGAGCGAATGACAATATATATGCCCTTCAAACAGCCGGATTTATCACAACTGCGCAAGGAAATGCGTTGTATGCGTCTGCACAAGACATGAACGGCAACAAGCTCGTTTCGCTAATCACGCAAACGCCAACGGCGATTAATCTGTTGTCTCGTAATATCGTCTTAACCGGAAATACAACATTTAACTCATTTAAGACTGAAACGCAAAATTCCCTTGCTCTGAAGCCTAACAAATCAGAACTCGGCAACCTCGCATACAAATCAATGGTAAGCAAGGCGCAATTGGATAGTACGATTATTGATGGAGGATTTATCAAAACATCGTTGATTGATGTAAATAATCTCGTCGTAAACAATGTCGCGTTTGTTGGAGATTTCAAGATTGCTGGAGGGTCGTTGCTGTGGAAAGATAATCCAACGACAGTTTATGGAAATCCTGTTGGCACATGGTTAAGCGCGAGAGGTAGCGTGAGGGTTCTTTCGGAAGATCGCGGTATCTTTGGGTTACTCATATGTCATGGGAATACCGCAATTTTAGATTTAAGGCATTCTGGCACGCCGAACAGTGCACCGTGGGGTTATAAACCATCTGCGGATTTTATTTCATGCACATTTTCTAATGGAGGGTCGAGGCGAGACTTTTTCGTTGAAGCACGAAATACGGGGGATGCTGATTGGTATAAACGTATATTGATCAGAGCGACAGTGCTTCCGCACAGAAATTCAGCAAGAAATATACCAGATATGCCGAATGCAAATAGTTCGACGGAGAGGTTTTACAACGTGGTCTGGGATGCGAGATCGGGATGTTTTTGTATAGAATGACAACTTAATACGAATAACAATGAATATAAATTTTAGCAAATTAGAGGTTGAGGTAGCGATCGGCGAGTTTCGCACCGTCGACGTTCGAAAGGAATTAGGGAATGTGTTATTTGCAAAGGCAACGACACTCGAGCAAGACGAGCTATCGAGGAAGATATTTAACTCGTCCGAGGGCGGCGTTACGTTGTCGGATAGCGAATATGAATCGATGCTGAACGAGCTTCAGTCGTCAGGGGTTCGTTATTCTGTCGTAAATGCGATAAAAGATAGTGTAAAAGATTGTATAACAGAAAAAGACGTATAAAGAAATGAAAAAGACAGGTGTTAAAAATTGGGAGGCTGAAACGGTTATGGAGAAAACAAAGATCGTGTATCAAATTTATGAGAATGCGGAAGGGGCGATAACGAATGTGGAAGCTACGTTATTTGACCGTGACGGAGGGTATCTTGGTAACCTTAGCAAGATGAAAGACGGCGGGCTGTCGGCAAACTTCGGCAATAATGTGTCGCCTGAAAAGATGAAGGAGTCTTTTGCTCTTTTCGTCGATGAGGTGGGAGATTTGCTGAAAAACGAACCCGAAAAACCGACGATGGCAAAGCTTGTTTTGCATGCTTACACGAATGCAAGAGGGGTTCCCGAGTGGGAACAAGTATATGTGAAGATATTGAACGATGAGGACAATACGGTTATTCATGAAAGAGTTCATGCGGATTCTTTCGGAAATGAACAAAAAGCAATATCCGTCCCTGCCGGAGTGCGCTTGAGGATAGAGGCGAGTACGCCTGAGTGTTTTGACAAGGTTGATGTCGCTATTGTTGATCCTATTGCAGGCGGTTCTGTCGGTGAGGCTTCTATGTCTTTCTCGTGTAGTGTTATTACGGTTTTCTTGAACAGTAATGATGTGGAAACTGCACAATATGATGTTTTGTATTCGTCCGGGGAGAAAGAAGGTCAAATTCTTCGATCTGGAGAGATTCTTCGCGGCGGATCTTCTCTGTTTGTGTTGGGTGCCGGCGATTTCCGCATACAATTCAAAGAGGTGAACGGGTATAAGCCCGACCCCGATCATGTGGATATTGTAAGAAAGTCCGTGTTTGATGAATTTTCTTGCACTGTAGCTTACATAAAAGATTAAGACAGGGATGGAGGGTTTGTTTGAAGGAACGGAGCGGATGATTTTGATCGGCATGCTGTGCAGCCTGTTTGTCATGGTTGCGATGGCTGTCGATCTTGTTAGCGGATTGATAAAAGCGAAGCAACGTGGAGAAATCAGGACGAGTTACGGGCTGCGTCGAACGGTGAACAAATTCATCGTGTACGAGGGTGGAGTGTTAATCGCTATCATGATCGACGTCATGATACACTTTTCGCATTTGCTGTATTTGTTTCGACTTGATCGTATTGTCGGGTTTCCGGTTGTGACTTGCCTTATGGGGGTATTCTTATGTTTTATCGAGTATCTAAGCATTCGAGAAAAAGCCTCTGACAAAACAAAAAGGCTAATGACGAGCGGTGCACGGCTGGCCATGACGGTGCTCGATAAGGAAAAACTGTCAGAAATAGTATCAGAGGCAATAAAGAAAGCAGCTATAGATAACACAAAAGATTAGGGCAGAGATGGCAAAAGTAGAACATATTATCCCCTTTATCGTAAAGTGGGAGTCTGGAACCGTGATGCGGAAAGGAGAGTCTTTTGAGAATCTGTTCGACCGAGCAAAGAAACGCGGGGTTTCAAACGATCCTGACGATCTCGGCGGGCTTACCGTTGTCGGGGTTACGTATGCAACGTATAAGCAGTATTGCCGCCGAAAGGGGTATCCGGCGCCAACGACTCATCGATTTTTGGCGTTGAATTATGCGCAGTGGCTCGATATTCTGAAAACGATGTATTGGGACAGATGGAAAGCGGATGATATTTCATGTCAATCGGTTGCCAATATCCTTGTAGATTGGGTATGGGCATCGGGGGCATACGGAATTAAGATTCCGCAGCGTATTCTTGGGGTTAAGGTCGATGGAATCGTGGGCAACAAGACGCTATCGGCCGTGAACGAATATCCGAATCCGCAGAAGCTGTTCGACGTAATAAAGAGAGAGCGTATCGATTTTATCGATCGAATCTGTAAGTCTCGGCCGGAGAATAGGAAATTCAAGGCCGGCTGGCTGAACCGTTTGAGGGATTTGAGGTTTGAAGAGTAAGTTTGTTATGTTTAGGTTAGTTGTTTGTCTTGTTTTAGGGGGGGGGCTTTCGGGTTGTTGTTCGTTGTGCCCGAAGCGCACCCCTTATGCTTATACCCCGACCGTTGCGAGCAGGCTCGACTCGGTTATTATACATAGACTGCACGCCGTTCCGATTCCGGCCGACACGGCGAGGGTAAACGCGCTATTGGAGTGTAATAGTAGGGGGAGGGTCGTAGCCAAGATGCTGCAAATCGAGGCTTCTGAAAATATGCGATTGTTGTTCAAGATCGACAGCCTCGGTAATCTGTTGCTTAGAGCAAATCGACCGATTGATACAATCTTCGTTCGATCTGACAGTGTGTATATCACAAAAGACGTAGTAAGAACAGAATATGTCGAAGTGCCCGCCAAGCTAACGAAATCCGAAACATGGTTTATCAAAATCGGCAGAGCCTGTACATTTATATTGTTAGGTGCAGTTATATGCACGGTCTTATATTTTCTATGGAAGATTGTCGTTAGGAGTAAGATCAATATCAGATTAAAGTAGCGGTTCTGGATTGATATCTCTATAAATTGCCGAGGCGCGATGCTGAATAAACAACATCACGCCTCGGGGGTTCGTCCGGCTACGCAGGCCAGAGGCCACAAAGATACATCTTTTTTTATAAATCAACGAGGCACGGAAGTCAAAACTGACAACCATGCCTCGAAGTTCGCACGACCTACGCAGGGCCGGCACCGCAAAGATACAAACCTTTTTGCCAATCGGCAAAATGGTCAGAAAAATTAAACGATAAAGTTATCGGATAGACAAATAAGGGAGGTGTGTTTACCGATCTTTCAGCTCCTCGAACTTTTCAGGGTACCCCAATTCAGCAAATGACCCCTTGTAAGATTCTTTGCGCTTTTTCGATAGTCCTCGTCCTTCCATCATCATTGCGAACTCTTCGCTATAGTACATGCGGATAAGAAGTTTACACGCTTTTTCGTTATTTCCTAACCGCTTTTCTATCCAGTATTCCCGCGTATATCGATCTTCGTTCAAACGCGTACGAATATCCAAGATCGCAAATAATGCTTTGACATTAAGAATAAAAAGAAAGATTCCTACGAGGGTGCAAATAATATAAATCAACCACATGATATAAAGATTTTGATTGTTAAATAATTTCGCAAAGATAAAAAAACAAACGCTAAAAACCCCTCCTCGATGCTATCACAGCGTCGGGAAGGGGGAACTAAAACAAAACTTAAACGATTGTTTAAGCATGTGATTTAAATTACATGCGCAAATCTACACAAAAAAAACGTATTCATACCCCACACTAAGCATTTTCAGCGCGGGGGCTGTAATTAATAATTAAAAAAGAGCGTACAGTGAGACGTGGTTCGCGGAAAGATTTTAGGATATTCCGGCTATCCTCACGAACCGCCGGAATCGAATTACTTACCAATGAGTAAAATTCAACAAAAAAATAAAACAAAGAATATCTGTCATACCGTATCTCACTCGCAAGCCGCGTAAAAGTCAGGCCGGCTTACGCTTCCCTTTTTCGCAAGGTTGAAAAACACTTCCGCCTTGCATCTGCTTTCACCGATGACAATCATAACCTTGCTGTCTTCATTGCAGAGACATGATACATTTCCCCAGTCCACAGACTTTTGCGCTTCTTTCGCCAGAAGGTCTGCCGCATCCCTGTAATCTTGATAGTTGTCTTCGATGCACTTAATCGCAAATTTCGTCTTTAAGTTCATAATTCATCTTCATCATTACCTTGTGTGAATAAATTCGCCATCATGTCTACAATGTTCGTTTCTATATTATCCGAAGCGCCCATGACGGCGTTGCTGATTTCTTTCTTTGTCTCTATAATCCGGTATAACTTCTGATCGATCGTTTGCTTGCCGAGCAGATAGTAGCAGTTTACCGAATCTTTTTGCCCGATTCTGTGCGCGCGGCTCTCGGCCTGATCACAGTCTGCGTATGTCCACGGGAGTTCTACAAAGGCTACGTTGCTGGCCGCCGTCAGCGTGATGCCGGCCGATGCCGCCTTGATGCTGCATATAATAACATCCGTTTCAGGGTTCTTCTGGAAGCTGTCAACCGCAGCTTGTTTCTGTTCCATGTTCTCCCTGCCGGTCACACACACCGCCTTCGGGAACGCTCTCTTTAGTGCGTCGACTACATCGTGCAGATTGCAGAACAGAATAATCTTCTTGCCGTTCTCCCGAAAATCCTGAACAAATTCGATGATCTGACGCAGTTTCCCGCGAGCGGTGATGTCTTTCAATATGCCGATTCGAACCATCACCTCTCCACGCAGCGAACGCTGTATCTTCTCGTCGTCCGCCTGCTTGTATTGTTTCAGGTAGTTGATCAAATCCGCCTCGGCATCCGCGTACTCTTTACGGTTTGTGATGTCGCACGGGACGATCTGCCTCACTTTATCGGGCAGCTGTGTCAATACGTCCTTCTTCTCGCGCCGGAAGAAGCAGGCGTTTCGCAGTCGATAGTTCAATTCGCGCAGATTGCTTGCCTCATTAGGGCCTCCGCAAAATCGCTGCACGAAATGTTTCCATCCGCCCAAGTCCATCATCCTGTCCATGATGCCCAGCTGCGAAACAAGGTCTTTGGGCTTGTTTACGACCGGCGTACCGGTGAGCAGGATGATATACTCTTTTCCCTGTGCGATTCCCTTGCAAAACTTCGACTGCTGGACGGCCGTCGATTTTACTTTGTGCGATTCGTCGATGATCACAGACTTAAACATCTTAATCGTATCCCTGAAAACGACATCTTTAAGTGTCCATCGATCCGATTTATTAATTTTCGCTACAAAATACTTTTTCAGGCTTTCGTAGTTCGTAATGAACACCTGATTCATTTCCGTTTGCCAGAAGAAGGGCCAAGAGTCCTTCACGCTGTCGGTAAGAACCATTGCGCGTTTGTCGGTAAATTTCGCCCATTCTCTCTGCCAGTTGATCTTTACCACATTCGGGCAGATCACGAGACAGGGGAAAGCGTTTGCAAGGTTGATCGTCGCGATGCTCTGCAACGTCTTACCGAGACCCATATCATCGCCGTTGATGAATCGTTTGAGTTGCAGCCCTCGCGCGATACCTTGCAACTGGTAAGGATACGGAGTCACTTTTAGCCCGTGTGGAATGTCAAGGGTCGGCATGTCCACTTCGGGATAAATCACATCTTCTCGCACTTTGGGCTGTTCGTCAAACCACAGTACTTCTTCGAAATGCTTGGCATAGTGCCCGAATTTCACGATAGCCTCTTTCGCTCCATGCGATGCAGGGATGAGCCATTGCGCTGTTTTTGCGTCGTACCGGCGACCCGGCACAGTGATAGTCCGTTTCAGGTGATCTATCAACTGTGCGCGGTAGCGGTCAAACTTGATCGCATAATACGCCGGGTTCTGCTGTAATGTAATCCTCATAACCTTTACGAAGCCTCTTCTACAGGAACATCATCTTCTGCAAAGTCGAACGACTCTTGCTTGATCCCGAATTTCCCTTCAAACAAATACGCGTCTACTTCATATTCGATACGCGATAAAACATCTCTCAGCTCGTCCCCGTAGCAATATCCTTCGCCTGTTTCATCGAAGAACTTGGTAAACGGGGTTGTGATGTTCATCACTCGTCCGCTCGAGAGGAGCTTCTGCGCTACAATCGTAACACCTGCGTTGTCTTCACTGCCACCACGAGAGTAGCCCGTCACAACATAGCCCTTCAAAACTTCTTGAATGTCATTTTCGCTTGGGTTGGATACGTCTACGCGTTCCGCTTCCGCGAACTCGCATATCGAAACCACATGAGGTTTCAACATCTGCATTGCGAGTTTCAGGTCAGGGTGAATAATATTCTCACACTGCTTCGTTACAATATCGACGTAGTTCTCGTCGCGATGCTTCTCCTTGTACTCGACCACTATGCGGTCATGTCTTACTTTCACTTTGCCGATTTCGATGATCGGCACTTCTTTTCTTTTTTCCATCTTGTTAAAATCTTGGGTTATTAAAACTGTTTACTGTATTCATTTCCGCCTTTGCTTTACTTACGAGCGTGCGACACCAGTCCAGCTGATGCGTAGCCGCCCGGTTTATCCTCTCTGCCCAATCAACGAGGTATTGCTCCTCGGCGCACAGGCTGTCTACAATCTTGTTTATCGCTTTCGACGTGTGACCTGCCTGCTTCGAGGTCGACCGGAGAACATCCATCACGTCCGCCTTCATCTTCGTGTTTAGATGATGCTTCGCGTCGGCAAGCAGTTTCCCGCTTCGGGCGATATGCACGGCAAGATCGTTGCCTCGTTCTACCACTTCCTCTACCTGCTCGCTGCACGTAATCGTCAGGAACGAGTCTATCGAGGTCAATTCGCTTACAATATCCTCGCATGAGGTAATGCAGAGATTCATTTTTTATTATCTTTAAATTCTATCATTCAAACAATTGCCACCACTTAAAAGCGAGGTCGCTATACTTTTCCTTGCCTCTTGTATAAGAAGCATCCCCTCGCTCGATAAACTTTTTAAACACCTTGCAATTCTTCTTCGAGATTGCATAGATGAAATCGCGCTGACTCCCGACGATGTCCATATACCAAGCCCTCGACCGATCCCAGTCGAAAAAGTCGAACGCTTCGTCAAACTCTTTTTGCGAAGAAGCTGCCGTACTTTTCAGGTCGCCGCCGAATCCCATCTGGTCGAGAAACCAGTCCCACTTGCATCGAGTATCGAGTCTGTACTTAAATCCTCCGTACTCGAAAAGCTGTCCTTGATTTACCGAGAACTTTTGGCAACTCGCGTTCTCAAGCACATACTTTAAAAAGCCGTCGTTTCTCGCTTCACGCCAGAGAGATTTTTTCATCTCCTCCGCCAGTGTCCAGTCCTCTCCCGAATACACCTCATCGTCGACCATGCGCTTATCGTATCGTACGCGCTCCGGTTCCGTGATCAGTGCGTCGAGCAGCGTACCGAAGCGGAAGGCCTTCTCCTTATCCCCGTATTGCGCGCGGGGATAGAGGAGATTTTTAAGCTCGGTCAGATCGCTGTTGCTTACTTCCGTTCTGCTGTAGTATGTATCTGGATTGCTCATTTTGGCCTTCAATTAATCGGGGTACGAATTAAGGGCGTGAGGCTTTCGCTTTCACCTCGTCAACATATTTGATGTAGGCGGAGTTAATCTGTTCGCCTCCGTCTTTGTTCGCCTCTTTCTCGCAGAAGGTGATCATCTTCTTGTGTGCCTTTTCGAGTTCATCGATAGAGAGATTGCAGCCCTCTTTCATAAACCAGAGCTGATAGAGTTCGACGAACCCCTTGGGGTGAACAACTTGAATCACCTTCTTCACTTTTGCGTTTACGGGAGCGTCCGGCGCTGCCTCGTTCATAAAGTTGAAAGACGCCATCGCCTGATCGGCCTGTTTCTTGGCCTCCGCCTTGGCGCGCGCTTCTTCTTCTCGCGCTTTCGCTTCGGCTTCGGCCTTGGCGCGTGCTTCGGCCTCGCGCGCCTTGCGCTCCTCTTCGGCTTTTCTTGCAAGCTCGGCGTTCTGCTTCGCTAACTCTGCCTCTTCTTCCAGAGCCTTGCGCTTCGACGGCATCCGGTCAAGCAGCGACTGGCGCACGTCGAGCAGCACGTCGGCATATCGACGCGCCATATCCTCGCGGATCGTCTTAACAACGCTCATCTTGATCTCGTTCCGCTGCTCCTGAGTCAAGTACGATAGCGGGATATTGTCTTTTACACTGGCGGCAAAATCAGACCAGTTGAACTCGGCAGACTCGCCCTGAATAGATCGAAGGTTCTCGTCGTAGTTCTCCAGCGTAGCACCGTCGTAAAACCTCTGAATCTTTGCGACCGCATATCTCGAATACTCGGAGAAGATTCCTTCAAGTAACAATGTCAAATCTGACCGGTAGCTGGCTTTTTCGTTCTCGATCATCTGTAATCGGCGTGCCTCTTCTTCGCGACGCTTCTGCTCGGCGAGTTTCTTCGCAGCATACTCGTTGCGGAACGTTTGCAAGCGCGCGGGGATCGTATCGCCTTTCAGGTCTATCTCCGATTCAAGACCGGTAAAACGTTTGGAGACGGCTTGCAGAAGCTGTGTGATCGGCTTCCGCCGCTCGTTCATGTTCTTGATCGTGATCTTCACCTTCTCAATATACTTGCTGACTTCGGCATCCAACTCCTCCGAGTCTATCCCGCCATTGGCTTCGATCGTATCGATCAGGGCTTTTCCGGCGCTATTGCATGCCGATACGGAGTGTTCGTTTCTCGCAAGCGTGTCAGGCGCGCTCTGCATGATGTTCGTAAATTCCTGCACGTTCAGTACAGGCAGATTGGCTTTCGTTGTTTCCATGTTCGTTATGTTTTTTTGTTGTGTTATATTTGCATCGTTGAATCGCACTATCGTATAGAATTGAGACGAATTAAGACTTAAAATCCCGCCTCCTCATCGTCGTCGGAGGTTTGAACGACAACAGCGTTTTGTTCTTCGGGCTCGCGTTTCGGGGCGTCATCTCCGAACCCCGAAGATTGTTCCGGAGCCGAATCTTCAATTCCACCGTCCAGGCCGTAGTCGATAGACATAGGTTCTTCCTGCGTCTCAAGCATCGTGAACTTGCCGATCTGCACCTTCGGGTAAGCATCGAAGGCGTGCTTGATCATCTTGTTTTCCAAGAAGCCCGGGTCAATCTGTCCGGCGTTCGAGCTGTACAGCGCGTTGGCTTCACCGCTTACACGCTTGCCGTCTTTCCAGTACGAGTTTGCTTTCGACGAGAAACTTTTCAGGCGGTCAATATCCCCCTCAAGCAGCCACTGAAAGTCTTCCGAACCGTCGGCGCGGACAATACGGATAAACGCCCCGATGATTTTGGTCGATTTGCGCGGAATGGCCGCTGCGTAGGTAACAACCTTACGTCCGCTCACGAGCTCGGCGCGGAACGTATCACCCTCATACACCACGACCGGATTATCTGCGTACTTGATCTGGCCGGCACGCATACGCATCACCAGCTCCCCATAGCCGGTAACGGCAACACTGGCCCGCTTCTCGTAAATGTCTTTACCGCGATCGTCCTTGTAACCGGACTTCACCGTGCGGGGAATCAGGTAGCAGTGCGGCTTCCCTGTCGGGTCGAGCGACAGACCGTTCACAGCCATATCCAGAAAGGCTCCGAACAGGGATAATTTAGAGCACTCTGTTAAGGCCGGATTCTCCTGCAACACCTTTTGGAAATTGAATTTCTCTTTTGTGTAAGCCTGTAGGCCTTTGTCGCGGCCGTGGATGGCGTTATACATCTGGATAAACTTCGCCTCCACTTTCTCGTTTTCGACGATCTTAGCCGGAGACATGGCGTTCAGTTCGTCTACTCTTAATTGAATCTTGCTCATTTCGTTATGTTTTTTTGTTGTAGTTATATCTGCATTGTTGAATCGTACTGTCGTTTAGAATTGAGACATCCTCTTCTTTATCTTCCGCTCCTTGCTTATGTCTCGGAGAGAGATAAACAGCATGAGCAGGCTGGCAAAAGCCGTTAGCAGGTGTCCCGTGTATCCGTTGAATACGGACACAATGCACATCACCATGATAATTACGGCACACACTGCAAAGATTGAGCTTGTTACAAGCGTAAAAGGATCAAACTTGCGCACCGGTCTTTTCGTTACTTTCTTCGTTTCGTTCATGATTATTACTGTTTTAAATGATTACTGAATTTCGATAAGCGTTAAGCGTACTTTTCCGTCTTTCCACGTCTCGGTATAGGTAGCACCGAGCGTTTCATTACATACCGTCATTTCGCACGCTTCGTCCGCGCCGATGCCGCGAACCATCGCCGAGTTGATCGACAGCTCCAAGTCCCGCAGATACGCTTCGATATTCTTGCGTCGCTGTTCCTCGAATCGCCATCCCTCTTCGGCCAGCTCCCTCTCTCTTTGAAAGAAGAGCCGACGATCCCTTCGGTTCGCGAAATAGTTTCTCATACCCCATCGCACCGAGGGAGAGGCTGCGTAGGCCATCAGCGCGCCAAAGGCGATAGATACCAATAGTAAAATTGTCAATTTCATGATTATAATGTTTTAAAAATTAATAGTCTGTGTCAGTTTCGGCGGCTTGTAGCAGCTCCTTCATGCGATACTCTATCACATTCGGACGCTGAAATTTCTGCACCTTGCCACACTCCGTCCAACGCTCCACGTTCGAGCGGCCGAAGCGTTTGTGCGCTTGGTTCTGCGTCAGGTAATACCGTTCCTCTTCTTTTATTTTATGCTTCTCGAGGAAGTGGAGATATTTCAGTTGTGCCGTCGTTATATTTACCAGCATAATTGTGTTATATTTGCATCGTTAAATCGCACTGTTTGAAGAATTGAGACTTTGAAAGAATTGAGACGAATATCAAAAAAGCATGAAGTACAGCCTTCAAAAAGCGCTATTCGACGCCCTTGCAGCGTCCGTGTTTATAATCGTACTATACTAGAATTGAAACTTTCTTATACACACTTTGCCAGCTCGACAAACTTGGCCTCGTCGATTTCGAAGCCCGCTTTTCTCAGCTGGTTTAGCAGCTTGATTTTCCAAAATGAATCTGTTCCGGCTTCGATAAAGAAGTTTTGTGCATTTAAATAAGAGTCTGAACCTGGAAGATTTATTGAGACTACCTTACGTTCCCCGAGATTTTCTATTAGCGTCTCGTGTCTAAACAAAGTTTTAAGGTAAACAGCGCGTCGCAATACATCCCGTCTGATCTCATTTTCCGTATGTGAATACACTACAATAGCAAACCCATAGCGGATCGGCAAATCCGCACTGTCAAGCAGGCGACTGTGCGATGGGTCGAACGGATAAAACCTTACTGCTCGCATGCCTACATCCTCCAGTAACTTTTTGATTTTGCCTTCCAGAACATAGTTTTGTCTTTCATTTATGATTAATATCTTCTTGTTCATAGTTCTTTTTATTTAGCTGTTATACGATTCTTTACTATCCTTTCACTGCTTCTCCATGCTGTCGCTTTTCTGCTTCAAGTAGCGCTTCGCACCTTTTCTTTATGCGATATACCGTTATTGCAGAAGCGATATTGAACTCGTCCATCGTGTCATACACTGCCTGCATCTTTGTTCTCCCGCTCTTTCTTCTTTCACTGTAGAATAGATATGCATTCATATCTTTTTCCGGTTTTGTTAAAATTCTCGCCATTTTTATAATGTTTAATTTTTAATTATATATTTGCAATGAATACGATGCAAAGATATAGCATTTGCTATAATTAGTGCAAATGTTTTATTGAAAAATGGTATATGATGTGATTATTTGTACTTTGTCTAAATAAATTCAATCAAAATATGGATGATATACAATTAAGAATCAGGAGGTTTATAGAGGGTGAGGGGCTGACGTTTAGTGAGTTTGCAAAAAAGATAGGGACTCATCAATCGAGTTTATCGAGGGCATTAGCAGATGGGAACAAGGTTGGTGATGCAACGTTAAACAAGATATCAATAGCATTTGGTATGAATAAACGATGGTTGCTTACCGGAGAAGGCAGCATGTTGAAAGAAGAAAAACCTTTCGTTAACGAGGTAACAAGTCGTCCGACGAGCGATTATATGATGGTTGAATACGCGGATCTTCGAGCAGCGGCCGGTAGGATAGGGGGTGGCGACGTGTCAGAGCTTCCAGAAACACATAGGAGGCTTGTCCCGAAGGAGTTCAATAACGGTAAATTTTTAGTTGTGCGCGTGGACGGCGATTCGATGGATGACGGTTCAAAGCGCTCGCTTTCGGACGGAGACGAGGTATTGATCAAGGAGAAAACGGAAGATAAATGGTTTGACCTTCCGATTAAAAAGACGTTGTTTGTCATCACTTCTCGCGAAGGAAATGTTCTCAAGCAGATTAAAGAGATCAACAAAGACGAAAAATACATCCTTTGCCACTCATTTAATCCAGCCTATGAGGATTTCAAAATCTTCTTCGAGGATATATTTCAAATATTTATCGTTTGCAAGGTTGTGCAAAGGCAAATAAGTTTGATTTAAAAACACCTTAAGATGGATTGTTTAACGCTCAGAATCAACAATAAACATGAAAGAGGCGTTATTGCTTTTATGCTTCATTAGTGCCGTCTCGCTATGCTCATGTGGTACGGCAACATATGCAGATGGTTATTCTTCAACAACCGAGTATGCACATAACACGTCACAACCTCGCAGAAATTCGGATAGTGGCAGAGTTTATTCTGTTCATACGGGTAAAAGAGGGGGTAAATACTATATCAATTCGCATGGTAATAAAGTCTATGTAAAAAAGACAACAGGATCAACGTATAGGACGAAATCTACAAAAAGTTCGTATCGAAGAGGTGGAGGAAGACGTAGATAATAAATAACAATATGGGGCTATTTAATTTAATAAATAACATGAAAAAGATTTTACTACTGATGGTTATCCCCCTAATTTTGGGGGCGTGTAATAAGGAAATAGTTGAGCGCGAACCAATACCTTCTATTTCTGAAGGGGAAAGGTATAGAACTCTGACGGAAGCACTTATTGGAGAGCACAAAATTCGGCCAAAAGACAAAAATAACTTATATATACATTCTGTTGTCGACAGCTCTTCTTATAAAGTTGCATACGGAAGAAAAGGGAATAAGGCTTGGATGTCTAAATTCGACGCAAGCGGGAATGAACTGTTTTCATACACAATGAACAACATGCCCGAAGATCGGAAATACGGGCATTTCAACGACAGGTCGGTAATCTACCAAGATGAAAATTTTGTATTTCTCAATGGGTGGCTCACAAATGATAGTGTTGTGGTGGGAAATTCTTTGGATAGGGGCTCCATAAAGGATATATTAAATAGCGGAGCTTTTACATCTTTTATATCAATCGTAGATTTTAGAAACGGAAAAGAAATCAAATACAGCCGGATCGGAGACTGTGGAATAACGGTAGTCAATGAACCATTCAATAAAAACTTCTTATTGCAGATTAAGCCCAATGTAAACGAGTTAAGCATAAACCCAAAACAAGTGGGGTTCGCACCATTGGTTTTAATGATGGATAGAACGGGTAAAACACTGTGGGAACGACCGATGACAGAATATGAAATAGAATATACTTACAATAGTAGTACAATTTTAGATTTTTACGGTCAATACACAAAACTTGATGGAGATAAAATTATGTATGTTCCTGGATTTAGAGAGGGATTAAATCCAATCGACAAAAAGGCCTTTTATTCGGACGAAAACGATTATTGCAAGATTATTGATTTGAAAAAACCTTCTTATATCTTTGGGTTCAATCATAAAACGGCGCCGCTTTTCAAAGAGGAAGAGAAAGGCCACGATATATGTTTCTTTATGAAAAAGATTGCCGTACAGGATGAAAAAATACGACTGGATTACAAGAAAAGCAGATGGATAGATGAGAGAGACCCTGTTACCGGAATATTGAAGCGAAAATATGAAGATATAGCATCATGTTATTACCTGTTCTCCCTAAAAGATTATTCGGTCATCGAGCATAAAACTACTCCTATTAAATAGAAACAGACATTCAGCATACAAAAACGCATAACAAATTGATTCATAGGTAAAACGTTTGAATCTTCCAAGCTGAGGGTCGCGGGTTTGAGTCCCGTCTTCCGCTCTAAACTTAAACAAACGGAAATCAAAGGTTTTACGAGTAATCGTAAAACCTTTGTTCGTTTTCAGGGGGTAGCAAAAACAAACGAAAACCATGATATGTTTGCAGAAAAACGTACAAAAATGGGTTGTACGCAACGGTATGTGTCAAAAATATTGAGAGGAAAAGAAAATCTCTCATTAGAGACACTCTGTAAAATAGAGAGCTCTTGGAATTCAACTGGCAATACTCCATCAAACAGAGAAAGCACAACGAACAAAAATTATATGAGACGTTTGCTGTGGAAGTCGAATGTTTTGGTTTGACAAAGAGAATTCATTGACAATGTTTGTTGATATTCGAGATGAGAAGCATAAGCTATGTGATGGGAGAAGTTTAAATATTCATCCTGATATAGTGGTGGATTTCACGAATATTCCTTTTTCTGACAAGTCCTTTAAATTAGTCGTATTTGATCCTCCGCATCTTCTGAAAGCTGGTGAAAATAGTTGGTTGGCCAAACTCTTTTTCTTTAAAAAAGAGTTTAAACAATCAATACTATCCCTAACGTATTAGCCCCTTTCAGGGGAGAGCGAAAGTGTGAACAAGTTTTTCAATTCAATCAAGATTGAACAGTAAAACCCATTCGTCCTAATTCGATACAAACATATCTCCGATCTTCATAATAACGACTGGTAAGCATCCATTCCGGATATGCTTATTGTCTCTGATATTCTAATCTGAGAAAAGATTGAATTTAATATGGCATAAATGCAATTTTATATAGATTTTATATGGATAATATTTGATATATCGGATATTATATTTATATTTGTGGTGAAATAAATAATATCATGTATGGGAAACGGGAGTATAATGGAGAGCGGTGAGGAACCGGACAATATAGAAAATATAAATTCATCAAAAAAAATGAAATCATGTGGAGAGAAATGA